AAGTAATCCTCCTTTTGGAATAGATTTTTGTTTCCGATGCATCTCTTTGTAGAGCTTCATTTCCCTTTATTCAAGCGGTTTTCTTCGCTTTTAGGCGAGCTTATTTCAGCTTGATTTGCCTAAATTCTATTGAGAGATAGCATCGATTTTTTGCAATATTTTTTTCATCAATTTTTCACAGGTCTATATAGCTTTATGTCTTTATCGCGCAAAAAGTTGTCAAAAAAGTTGTCAAAAAAGTTGTCAAAATTTCGCCCAATCTATATCGTTAAAAGCTCTTTTTCAACACACTAACGGTGTTCCTTCGCGCAGTCTTTCTACAGCCTCGAGCATCTGTTTTTCTGCTTTTTCGTAGACCGTATGTGAGTAGACATTAAGGGTAATGCTCGCATCGGAATGACCCATCAAATATTGAAGTTCCTTTATCTCTACGCCAGCATGTAGCATATTTGTGCAGAATGTATGACGGAAGATGTGTGGTGTAACTTCGAATAGTGGTTCATCAGGATGGGCTCTTCGATAGGCCAGCAAGGCTCTCCTTATGAGCTTGTTGAAGTCGTCTCCTCCTCGTACAAGTCCTTCCCTCGTCCTGACGATAAAACCAGTATAACCGTCGATATATTGTTCGAATCCCATCTTACGCGCTTTTTCCACCAGCTGCTTCATGCTTTTTTCAACCTCAGTCGTCATGGGTATAAATCTTTTTCCTGAAGATGTCTTTGGTGGCCCAATACAGAACTCTGAATGAGTATTGCCTCTTAACAACTGGTGATCCACCTTGATTCTCCTATTTTCGAAATCCAAATCACCATATGTCAATCCACAAAACTCAGAAATACGCATCCCCGTATTCAAAAGCACAAGACATTCATCATAGTATTTTGAATAATAAACGCTGTTTTTTATAAACTCCATCCATGATTTCTGCTGTTGTTTTGTCAATGCTTTTCTGTCGTGCTCTGGCCTTGCTACAATATCCGTACAGCTAAATGTCACTGGGTTTTTACGCACAACATCGTCATTTACGAGCATCTCGTATCCGCCTTTTAGAACTCTCCACACTTCTCTGAGCATCGCATAGGTTGCTCCATTGTTTCGAGCCGAAACAAACCATTCGAGTAAAGTGGATGGCTTGACAAATGCCGCTCTCATCGCGCCAAGTGATTCTCTTGATAGGCGATTTCTCGCTGTCCTATAACAGCATATGGTACTTCTTTTGCATGCGCCTCGCTTTATCTCGAGCCATTTATCAATCATTTCAAGGATTGTGATGTCTCTTGCGTCATAGTCAATCCCGTCTCGAATGTCTTGTTCAATTTGCGCCTCTTTTTCTCGAAGCTCCTGCAAGGTTTCGGCATAAACATAGCCTCTTTTCCCTTTGTATGTTGTGTAACGATACTGGTATCTTCCGTCTTTTCTTTCATCTTCTCCTTTCCTCAATACTCGTCCTTTACTATCTTTTCTGCGTTCCATAGTTGGCTCCTTTCCCTTAACGGAGCCCCAATATGGGAATATTATACTACATTGGGGCTCGTTTGTCCATCATGAGGTCATATTGAATATGCCTGAGCCAACCATTTTTCGCAGGGAACTCTCTTTATCAATCTCTTACTTCCCACAAACAGGACGAAGTTGCAATTCGGTTCATTGGTTATCTCCCGCAGCTTGCATATCCCAATCCCAAAGTAAGCCGCGGCTTCTTCAAGGGTCAGGTTTGACTTCTCCTAAATTGGCACCGTACAATTCATATTACTTCCTCCCTGTCGATCCAAACCCACCTCGAGATTCTTTATTAAGTCTTGTACATTCCTCAAAATCAATCGCAGGTTGGTGCTTCATAATTCTGAACTGTGCAACTCTGTCATTCATCTCAATTCGGCAGTCTCTCGTTGCATAGACTGGCAGTTTCCACTCGTCCTCGTCTCCGCAATATGATTCATCTACAACTCCAACGGAGTTGGTCTGAATGATGCCATAATTGCGGAATGTAGAACTGCGGGGTGCAATGTGCGCTTCATAGCCTTCCGGCAACGCCATGGCTATACCCAGCGGAATGAGCCTAAAATCGCCCGCCTTCATCTCAACCGTTTCCGCAGAACGCAGGTCAATCCAATCGCTCTTGCCGTCTATGTATTTGAGGTCATCAATATCCTTTGATAAATACTTGATTTTAATTGTTACCTTGTCTTCCATCTTTTTTAGCCTTCTTTCCATAATACTAACTTGTTCTCTCTTATCGACACTTTTACATCTATCACATTCTGATTGCTGGAACCTACCCAATGCTTATCCGGTGACTTGAGTTCGTCTATGTATTCTCCGTCCACCAAAACATCAACTTGTTCCATGCCAGGTTTTCGCTTCACAGTGTCCCAACTGGAACCAGTGTAAACCCAAATGTTCTTGTTCGGGAATGCTTTTTTAACGGCATCAATGAGACGCATTGTATCCCAAATATTTGCAAGGGACAGAGGATCGCCGCCAGTCAATGTAATACCAGAACACCAGTCTTGCGATAGCGTATCACATATCATGTTCTATTCTTTCTCTCCAAACTCAGAGCCGACATTAGCGTCCCATGTTTCCGGATTAAAACAATTTTTGCAATGATGTTCACAGCCGGAGACCCAGATCACACATCTGAGCCCCGAGCCGTTATTCATGTTGCAGTTGTCAATCTTGATGTAATTCATTACATTGACTTCCTTTCAGCAAATTCTGCTAATTTGTGATCCGCATACATCGTTCTTCCCTTAACTTTGCTGTAACCTAAATCCTTTATACCCTCGGTTTCCCGATATTTATTAGGGGAGTAGACTATACAATCAAGGCGGTGTTATAGTCGTTGAGCGTTACCCATACCATATGGTTTAGGGTCGGCGTTGCGTCTGAGGGACTTCCACCCTCGGTTATCCAATCTTCATGATTTTTATGGTCTGTTCTTTCGATGTGCCGCCTTCACGCTTACCGTTTCCAGTTTCGTTGTGGCTCATGAAGCTCTAAGGACTTTCCCGCAGTTTCTACCGTTTTATATGGACTATTATGCTAATCCATTCATTCTTTCTATTCGTGTAATATTCGTGCTGCCACACTTGGGACATTCATCTTTGTCGATAAAAGAAGCACCGCAGTCTTCACAATAATCGAGTTGCATATTGATGCCCTCGTAAAAACCCATCTTCATAGCTCGTCTGATGAGAGTTTTCATTGCCTCCGTGTTGTAGTCGGTTGTATATCTGCAATACTGAATATTACCACCATTACAAAGATGGAACATTGGATATTCAATGTCTTGCTTTTGGATTGGGCTTATGTCTTCCCAAACTCCACAATGAAATGAGTTACTTGTGTATGGCCTATCAGAGACGCCTTTGATAATGCCATATTTTTTACGGAACTGTTCTATTTGGAGCCCGCAGAGACTTTCTGCAGGGGTGCCGTACAAAGCATAGAGTATTCCATCTTCCTTTTTATATCTGTCGGCGTAAGCGTTAATGAATTTTAGTGTGTCAATTGCGAATGTATTATCCTCCGCAATGGATTTGCCACAGTACAATACACTGGCTTCATTCAGCGCTGTAATACCAAAACTCATTGTCATCGGGCGCAGGAAGTCTTCACCAAGCTCCTGCTCTGGATCTAAACGACCGTTCAAGAATCCACCCTGACAAAAAGCCAGAGGATTGGTTCCTGCTTTCTTATGTGACAGGTAACTGAATGTTCTCTTATGGATCGCTCTGCAAAGGTCGAGATAATACGTGAGAACCTCGTAATAATCTTTGTTCTCCTGCTGAGCCTTTGCAACAATCATTGGAAAGTGCAACGAGATTGCTCCCAAGTTGCAGCGTCCCTCATATACGGGTTTATCGTTCTCATCGGCGGGTTCCATACCGCCTCGTTCATACCATGGACTTAAATTTGCCCGGCATTGTGCATTTCAGCACAGGACTATATCTTCAATGTACAGAATTTCTACTCCTGCACACCGCTTCGCGCTTCGGATAGTATCAATCTCTACCCTACTCTACTCGCTTCTTTACATAAGTTTTTCTCTTATGCTATGCTTTCGATAGTCTCTACATTTTCTTCTTCTGAAACAAAGAATATTAACACGGGATTGTCTGTATGAACAGGTTTCCCCCGTTAGCCGATTTATTCAGCGTCATTTCCTACGCTTACTAATTCGTTAAATCGACACCGCTTTGATATGCGTTCACGAAGTTTTACATGAGCTACCAATTCTTAACCCATTCTAGAGATCGTGACTCCATATTTTTTATAGATGCTTGGAGCATACCCGTCGCCTGTACAACTGATGTAGTCAGGATACATGGCGGCTTTGCTACATTCGATTGCCTCATCAAACAGCCATTCGAGTTCACCGCCTTCACCATGCAGGTTCTCATCATAGAAGAAACTCAGCTTAGGGAAAAGAACCGGGTGTTTGAAACCTGGCTTTCCCTGCCCGTCTCTTCTTACTGCCATACAGACTGATGAAAGCATTGTTTCAAATTTACTCGTTCCGAGTCCAAAAGAAATACTGGTAAAGGGATAATCTCCACGGCTTGAAGCCACAGAATTGAATTTCATTTCCCAGCCTTGAAAACCCTGTTCAGCGTCTCTGGCCACCTTTCCAAACGCCCAGTTTTCAGCTGCCTTGCCGTCTTTGTGTGTGAGCGAAACATATTCATTGTAATATTTCTTGAAACTCATCTCGGCGTAAGGAGCGAGAAGCTTGTCGACCTCACTTATCGTAAACCCACCATACTGGCACGATGCTGCGTTCATTGCAATATCGCCTACAAGATCAAATGCCACATCAAGTGTTTTGGGCTCCTGGTAATCAAGGTTCCCCATGAAGAATCCGCCTTTAAGTACAGCTCCCATGTCAAAGAGGCAGCAATTGACACTATCCAGCCTGCTCCCTCTATCGTGGATATAGATGTATCCCTCATTCATCGCCTGCCGTTCTTCGCTTGTGAGGAAGAACTTTTTATACAGTTCGCTATTCAGTTCGTTGTACACAATGGCTTTTTGGGTCGTCACCAATGCGGAATCAGCGTTGGCATTGCTTCTATCTCCTACGAAGCTAAGTGACAGTTTTTTGTTGTACACTCTATCAAGCATAGAAGCAAAAGATGACTTGTTGTCTCGATATTCTCTGTATGATTTAGCCACGGATGGGTTAACTGTATCAAGGGCACATTCTACTACATTGTGAACAATGCTTACCGGCACCGGTTGCTCATACTCGGACATTCTGCGCTTCGCAAAAGCGACCACTTTGTCTTCTTCCTTATCGGTAAGGGTAACACAGACCCGCTCCGCACTCTTGCGAATTGCGTTCTTAATTTTCTGTGGTTCGAAATCTACAGTGTTACCGTTCTTCTTGAGCACAGAAAGCTTCTTCATTCTCCATACCCCCTCTCGATAAGGGTCATGATTGCATAGTTGGCAAGGTCAAGCAGTGTGTCGTCTATTGACTCGTCATTAACCGCTGCGCTGCCATTTCGGACAAGATTCTTTACCCGCTGAAGCTTATCTTCGAGACGGATGCATGGCATTGTCATTCCATATTCAATGAATGACCTACCAAACGAGTCTCCATAATCTTTGTTTTTGCGTTCATAAATTTCGTTGAGTTCTTTGCAAATTCTTTCGTGCTTTCTCACTTTGTCTTCCATAAGTATTACCCCTTTCTCGGACTACCGCAACTCATTTTACCTTCTGGACAAGCGCCGGAGACACACGGTGCTCCTGCGTGAGAGAACAAAATCGGAGCAACTTCTTTGCAAAGCCGAAGCATTTCATCCGCCAACGCCCTGATCTCATCCTGTGCCCGGTTGCAACATCTCTTATTGAAGAAATGCATCAACTCTCTGGCATTCATTGTGACAATCATCTTTGTTTCACAGGCATTTGGAAGCACTGCTCTTGCGTTTTCTATGGCTATCTTCTCTGCTTTTTTGCGTTCCATTCCACCCGTCACCAAGTCAGCCGTAATTGCCGCTGTAAGCGTTTTGTATGCCTCGAACGACTCATTTACTGCTTCATCAAAAAGCTCCTTATACATCGAATTTGAGGCTATAATGGGCGGCGTAATGTACTCAAAAGTGTCTCCAAGGTTCACATACCTCTGGCTCTGTACACTGAACGAAGCGATGCGGTGACGAGTGATCTGTGCCAGTAAGGAACGAGATACGCCATCAATAGCGAATGTAAATGATGCATGTTCAAGAGGACTCTCATGGCCGAGATCGGCAAGCATCTTAATAAACTTGTCCACATTTTCTTCGGTTAGCTTCTCGTAGATGCCACATGCGTTCGTTTTTGAGTAACATAGCTTTGCTGCAGTTGTTATTAGTTTTTCTGGCTCAGGAGTATGTGCAAGTAACTGAACATTCATTTAACCACCTCCAAATCAAGCACGTTAAACAACCACTTTGTCTCGGAAGGGTCTTCTTTAAGGCACACAACGAGAGGACGGTCTTTGAATCTCTCATCATATTCGACTGTAAATTCCTTGCCCTTGTTTTCTTCAATGAAGTCTTTATATCTCTGAGATAAATCATTCCACATCTCTGAGCCATGAATTCTATCATACCGAAGCCGCACTTTTGCCCCTTCTGGGATAGATGTTTCCGCCTTTTGACGATCAATATCCATCAGCATCTGCTCAAGAAGCTTTCGTGCTTTTTTATTTTTAACAAGAGCTCGTTTCTGCTCTCTATTCATATCATTCAACCCTTTCGTACTTAATGAGATACCAATATCCGCTTTGATTCTTTTGGACATCAGAAGCGTATATAATGTCTCCCTTGCTGATTTTGTTCCTGTTGTATGTGGCTGTTCTGATTGTTAATCTCGCGTTCTTCCCTGTTCCCACTGAACGAGTAAAGCAGGCATAGCCCCATACATCACCGGAAGTTTTAGATTTTAATGGTACCAAATCAGTTACTATTAACTTTCGTCTATCCTCCGGCACTCCTGTCTTAATGTCGATATATCCAAGTATATCGAGCTGGTTTTGCATTTTAACTTTAAGGTTAATTTCAGAGATATTGAGGCTTTTGATATAGTCCTCGCATTCATGGAGAATAGCTGTCATATCCGTAATTGTGTAGGTTTTCAGCTCTTCGTTTTTCGCATTACGGTCTGTTGCATGTCTGGCAACGATATGCTCCAACTCAGAACCAGCAAGCTTCTCTTTGCGAATCGTCTTCATCGTTCCTTGCTTAAAGAAGTCAAACATTCGCATTATTCGAGACAGCTCTGCACTGTTTCCGAATTGCTGGAAGTAATCGATTTGAATAAGAGGAGTTACTTTTGCCTCCTTGATGGATCTTTCATCGAGCCATTTCAGCACATCAACGAAATACTTGAAATCATTTTTACTACACTGATATAATTCACGAGCGAGAGTCTTGCCAAAGCCTTTGACCGATGTAAGCGACTTGGTTATGATGCGTTTCTCCACATCTGCAATGGGAGCCCTGTTATCCTGTCCGTATCTATATGGCAAGAACTTAATACCGAAGTATTCCTCAGCCTCTCTCTTGGCGTCTTGAGCCCTGTCTTTGTCGCCCTTTTCTTCCATCTGGTTTATGAAAACCTCGTAGAACTCAACCGGATGATGAGCTTTGAGCTAAGCGCCGTACAAGCTATCCAATGACACACAATATGAGTGAGAGTTCGATGTGATAATACCTGTTTCTGTGGCAAAGTTATGGGCAGGTTCAGCCATCTCGATATCATATGTAGGAGCCTCTCCGAAATCTTCGATTGAAATAATTTTCTTGCGCAACGCCTGTGGAGCGATCCTGTCAATCTTGATCTGATATATCATTTCATTTGACATCCAATAAAGCTCATCTCCAACAGACAGTTCTGACAGTTCTTTGATACCGTATGGTGTTGGAAACTTGTGATTTCCCGTACACTTGATATATGTACCTTCCCCGTTTTCAAGCGTCACCTTATAGAGGCGTTGTACTCCAGCAAACCGGATATCGACTATTCTATTTTTGTACAAGCCCATTGGAGCAAGAGAATATCCATATCCGTATCCATGCCTTGCATATACCTCGTGGAGATAGTGCGTGTTGTTGTGCATGGCATTGTACATTGTTTCGACAGTTTCCATCCGCGTGTTCCATTGTCTTATAATTGTGTCTCCACTAACACATGCGTTGAAGGAATACCGGCTGGAATCTTCAATGATCGTCCACAACTCTCCCGCAAGTTCTTTCGCCGCATCTTCCGGTTTGCCCTCGTCTCGCATAATTGCATTTGCAAATCCAGAGATGAATGTGTCCTTATACGCTAGAACTTTCTCTACTCTCTTCTTGGCGATATTCTTAATGGCCGTGTAGCACTCTGACATTGGTATGCCGGCATAATGCAGCGCCGCCATCTCCATCTCCTGATATAGCACAAAACTGTTCGGCATTTCCTCTGTCTGTATTAGCTCATCGAAAGATTTGACCCCGTACTTAAACGGCTGGCGACTTTCGAATGTCTTGTACATGCTTGCAAATCCAGGTCTTATTGCTGCCACAAATGCGCAAAGCTCCGAAATGTTGGTCGGGTGATATTTCGCAACACGAGCTGTTGTACCTGTTTTTTCGACCTGATTGATACCGATAGTTGCACCCTTAGCGTAAACATCCCATGCCGGATCATTCGGAGGACACATTTCTAAGAGCTCCGTTACGCTCGGAGGCTCCATTCCTATTCTGTCGAAGACCTTATACATCAGGTCTACAACCTTTACTGTAAGTAAATCATTCTTAAGAAAGTGATATTCTTCTGCCCAATGGCCGTCCATCAGGCAACAGAGATTGTCCTTGATTCTCACCAAGCCAATCTCCTCTCGAATACTTCCTTGATACAGGAGGTAGGAGCAAGGTGCAATACTCCAGCTTGATATCAAGCCTCGAAAATCATTGCTCTTATCGAATACCTCCCAATATTGTTTGTCGATGTATTTATGTACATCAATGTCTTCTTTTTCATCTTCATCTGCGTGTTTAAGAGCAGTTTCATATCTCTTTATCTGCTCAGACACTTCGTTGGCAAGCTCAAACGGGACACCCTGTGATTTTGCGTACAGTTTCCATGCGGCAGATGCCTTTGCTGTGCCGTATGCGATCATCGGATATGCATGGTCATCACCAAGAACCTGTTTTTGAGCCAAAGCAAATGGCTCCTGATTGTCTACATTAAAGTCAATCTGTTACTACCCTGTCTTTCGACATATTTGTACAGGGCATAGACTATACCACCATCGTTGATATTATCTCGGATGCTCGTTGGTAGTCGTTGCGGCCTTCCCATATTATTTGTAACTTAGGGCTGTGCCACAGGATTGCCCAATATACAAGCTTGTTGCCATACCAAGATGATTAGTCTTGCCACGCTTTTCTTTCGATTACGCTTGGCACTTGCATCTCTAAGGGGGTTCCCTGTTATTCCGAGTTGTTCAATATATATCACTATATAAGGCGACCTTATATGGTTATCCAGTGAAGTTTTGCCGCTGTTCGTGTAGGTTTATTGATTGCTGCTGTAAATGATGCTGCGTATTTTACTCCGTATTTCTCCATCGCATCTTTTATACACTTGAAAGATTCTCCTGTCTCCAAGCACATAATCTTTTTGCTATTCGGGTTTTTCGCCCCATTATATCTGTTGGATTCCTTTTGCTTTTTACTAAGAGATTCTTTCATTTCTTTAGTCCATTTATTCCCGAAGTTAGGGTTTAGATCACCTTGAACTAATGTTGATATTTTATTTCTGAACTCAGGAGTTTTGTATACGCTGCTTGGTGCATTTCTGCTCTTTTTTATCATGCCTCTTTGCCAATCAGTGAATTCTCCATTAGTTCGAGATCCATCTCCACCAAAGGTCGCATTGACCAAGTTAGATGAAACATTTGAATAATATTCAATTAGTTCTGCTTCTTTCGATAAGGCATCATCTTCGTTATCAAAAAATTGAACAATTCTTGAAGAGCACTCATGTTCTTCTAACACTTTCATAAATCTACGCGACCTACTACTTAGAGATTTATATCTTCTGCCGCTCCCTTTTCCAATATAAAAGATTTCACCTGTTGATACGATAAACCACACATAAACATAAAACTTTTTGTTTCCCATATTCTTAATCGGGCAGAGATCCACTCTGCAATATTCTTTCTGTAGACATAAATCGTTCTGGGTACATCTTGACTGTAGCCGCAATGCGGTCTACTTCCGTAAAGCCAAGAAGCATATTCGTAACAAAGCTAACTGCACTGCCACGACCACTTTTCGTCAAATGGCCGCCGTTTTTCTTGCCTTGCTTAATTACTTCGTGGTTAATGATAAAGTAGTCCGCCGTCTTAGTGTCAATTACGGTTTGAACTTCCTTTGCAATTTCATCAATGTAATGTTTCCGCTTTTCTGGAGGAATGCCTTTTGAGTAAGCTTTAAATCCATTCCTAATGAGTTGCTTATAGATTTCATCTCGTTCCTCTTGAGGTTTATCCAAATACAGAGACGGCATCTTGATATCTTTGTTGAATATCGGCGAGTCATACTCCTCAACTTGCAAAAACACATTCGTGTTCTCAATTGCTTCTCTTATCTCGCCGTCAGACAACACACACTGTTCTGCAAACCGTCGGTACGCTTCATCGCCATCAGGATAGTCAAGATACCACCCTTCTTCTTGTGGATAAGTAAGACCTTTTGAAACAAGATAGTCTGTCCGGTCTTGCGCCTGTTTAGGATAGATATAATGACTATCACATCCCATGATAAGTGGTATCCCACTTTCTCTATGGATACGGATGATTCTTTTGTTCAGTTCCCGTTGCGACTCCGTATTGTGGTACTGAACCTCCAAATAGAAGTTGCGCCCAAAATGTCCGAACAATGCAGCAACAAAATCCTCGACATCTTCGTAATCCCAAAACTTAATGCAAGCAGAAGTCACCCACACATCATCGGGTGGCAAAGAAAGAATCAGTTCTTTATCTAATCTTGCCTGTCCGTAGAAACCTGTATCATTCGCTTCGGACATGACATTATTTAACGCTCTACGACCTTTCTCGTTCTTCGCTCCGATGAATATATGGCAGTTAGTACGGTCTTTCTCAAATCTGTCGTTGACCTAATAGGCTTCAACCGATTCAAGGAATTTGAGACCATATTTTTTAGCCACCTCGTAAGCCTCGATGTATCTCCCTTGGTATCCGTGTTCACACGAGGACAGAATGCCGTGGCCAAGCTCCACCGCTCTTTTGGCATAGTCCTCGTAGTTTACGGTACTATCGGAGATCCGAGGGTTTGTAAACCAAGAATGTTTGTGATAATTCTGATAAACAAACAATCATATGACCTCCTCACTTTCCGAATATCTCTTCTTCCGTATCAACAACTGGATACGGCACATGGTCTATGTATTCTGTAGTATCCCACGCATAATTGTGCTCAAACTCTTCCGGCTTCGTAAAGAACCGCCGAGACGGCACATCGTAATATAAGCCGCACTCGAGATTTGCTCGACCTCTTAAGCGGTCTTTCTGAACGCTGACGACCACATCGTATGGGCATGGTGGCTTAACCCACCCGTCACCCTTTGCATTTGGAATACCAGCCTTTTCTTTCTTCCCTATTCGTCTAAGGCTAATAGCTCTGTGCGCCAAATTGATTAAATTTGCCGTACCACTCAACTCATACAAGCCCACATTTTCCGTAAGGTCTTGCATCTTTCTCGGATGGCAAACCAATATAGTACAAACATTGTATTTCATACTGAACTGAATCAGCCAGTTGACTAGCTCGGTTTGTTTCTGCCACTTGTTATCGTCATTGGCTCCGAGGTCAATCGTAGTCATATTATCAAGTAGAAACAGTTTGCTGCCATACTTGCGAACCGAGTCGATCATTGAATCTTGTATCGACTTAACATCGTTGCTCCAATCATCTTTATACAGCATGAGCTTTCCGCGATAGAAGTCTGATATTTTCTTCTTCGCCTCCGGCTTAACTCGATAGTATGTAGCGCCTTCTGGACTAACATATTCCACGAGGTGGCGTCTGCCAGCCAACAAGTACATAAGCCAGTTGCGGCTCATCCACGCCGGCAGTTCCTTTGAATACACCCAACAGTTTTTCTCCTGGTCGAGTGCTTGACAAATTAACTGGTAAAGAAAGGAAGTTTTGCCGGAGCCAGGTGTCCCTGAAATAATAGTAAAGCTTCCATAGAACAGCCTCATCAATTCTTTGTCCAAAGCATCAATGCCAAACCGAATGCCATCTATATCTGTTAGATCAACATCTTCTACATCGGCAAAATCAACGAGCGACGGGACTGGGCTATCCTGAGCGTTGACAATAGCTTCTAAGACCTTATCTTTACCAAAGAAATAAAGCATCTCATTTATATCTTTTACGGAGTGTTTTTTGCCTTCTTCATCTTCGTAATATTCTGGGATATTGACAATCTTGCATCTCCAACTACCCAAACGAGGCACTACTTCTTTGACAAATTTTAAACCTGATTCATCGTTGTCGTGAGCAATGATGATTTCTTTGAACTGCTCCAACCAATCCTAGCATTCCGGAATCCAATGAGTGTTTCCGTCGCCGAGAGGAATTGAAACGGCATTGATAAACCCCGACTCAACCGCTGCAGCACAATCAAGCTCTCCACTTGTAATAAGCAACGGCTGATCGACATTGATGCGGTTCATATTAAACAATATTGGAGTTGTGTCCGCACCTTGTTGGCACCAGTTCTTATTTTCACCGTGTGCTATTTTTCTCGTCGGACGGTATTTAACCATCGTAAGAGTATCGTTAAGGTCGTAGTAGTTAAATGCGATGTTTCCTTTAGAATCTTGGCGAATATCAAGATAGTCTACGGTTTCTTTGCTGATTTTTCGTTTTGCCAAATAGGCATACACAGCATCCTTTACCTCATTTTGTTCTGGCTTAGGATAGTTGTATGATCGCTTTGTTCGAACTCCTAATTCGCCAAACCCGTAAGCTACGCCGGCAAGCTCAAACAGCTTTTGAACGGCCTGCATATATGTGAGTCCCTGATGCATGAAAGCATCAATAACATCATAGTTTCTCCCGCAAGCGCCAAAGCAATGGCAACTGTTTGTCTTTGGAGAAAATATAAAGGATGGTGTGTTCTCTGCATGGATTGGGCAGCAACACCGTTTATGTACTGGATCAAAATCCTTAACTCCAAAGCCATCCATAATCAGCTCAAAATTTCTGTCGCCAAGTTTTTCTTTTGCCTTTTCAATCAGTTCTCTCGGCACATTCAATCGTCACTCACCTCGTCTTTTGCAGCGTATGGGCAGTTTTTCGAAAATCCACAAAGGTTTTTGCAGTAAAACTCGTCTCGTTCCGCAGGATATTCCTCACAGTCACGAATATTTTTTACCGTAGTCCTTACCCAACTTTCTGCTTCCTCGTATGCATCTTTATCAAATGGGAGCTCTACTGTTTTCTGTTTCCTAAACATTCCAAAGCAAAGCTTATCCGGGTATTTACCGTATGTATTCTTGATGTTCCTTGCATAGAGATAAAGCTGTCTAGCGTATTTCTTCAGCTCTTCTTTATCCTTAAATTTTGCTTTACTCTTCCAATCCTAAACTGTAATCTCTCCGGTGTTTTTGTCCTCAAGAATCAAGTCAATAAAGCCCTTGATGCGGAAGTCATCAAAATCATCCGTAAACTCATACTCGGCATCAATGATTTTCATGTTCTTAAAGCCGTCAAAATTCTCAAAGAAGCGAACACCATCGTTGAAGTATGACTCTTTCAGATCCACATATGCATTCCATGGGAAATCCTTAGTGATCTCTTTTTCAAATCTCTCTTTGAAACAATCAACAAGCTCCCACTCAGCGAGATCACCCCGCTCATACTCTTCAAGGATTCCATGAACCATTGTGCCATATTGCGAGAATGCATTTTCCTCATTCACATATTTTGTAAAGAACGGGCAGTGTGTTCTCTCAATTGGAGACGACAACGGATCAAAGTCTGCCAACGCATGCTCACAACACTGTTCTTCCCTATTAAAGGAGGAACACGCCTCACAACACTTGATGTAGTTGAGCAGGTATCCATACTTGCATCCATTAAATGAGGACAATTTTGAAAATGAATAGTTTTCTTTCAAGCATTACTTCCTCCTTAACTAATGTGTCGTAATCGGCGGGGCAAAAGCCCCGCCTTTTCATTCATTAGAAGGGAAGCTCATTATCATCATCATCTTCCTGCACCGCAGGAGCAGGCTTAGCAGCCTTCGCAGGAGCAGTGTTGTCGCTGGTTGACTCACTCTTTGCCTTTGCCTCAGCAAAGCCGACTTCCTCTGCAACGATATCAGTTACGGTGCGCTTCTCACCATCTTTTTCGTAGGTGTTATTCTGGAGGCGACCCCAGATGTTAATTGCGTTGCCCTTCTTGAAATATTTTTCAATGAACTCAGCAGATGTGCCGAAGGCACTCACCCGAAAGAAGTCTGCTTCTGGATGCTCCTGTCCCTTAACCAGACGGCGATTAACCGCCACTCTGAAATTTGCAACTTTATTGCCATTCTCGCCAATAACCTTTACTTCCGGGTCAGCGGTCAGCCGTGCGCCGCCCAGAAACACCTTATTATTCCACATCGTTATGTACCTCCGTCATATCACACATTGCCTTGTAAGTCTTTCTCGCCGTATCGATATCTGTAATCTTCTTATAGTTTGCTGTTCCGCAAGCTTCCATGATTGCAGCGCCGACATCAGCCTTTGGAATACCAGAAGCAATGAGCTCTTTTGCCTTAACATCAATCATCTCGATTGCCTTAGCAAGCTTGTCTTCTGCACTAACCTCTGCTTTTACCGGCTTCGCCTTTGGCTCAACTTTCTCGCCGGAGTTTGCCCAGTCATAGATCTTCTCTCCATCTTTCTCCGTAAGGACTTCATAGCGTCCCTCAAAAATGTGAGTGTTGTCCTTCATTGCATCCGCAACATGAGTGTCCTGAGCAAGGTTGAAAGTGACCGTGAAGTTGTACTCCGTATTGTCTCTCTGTTTGAAACCAATGCCAACTTTCTTCGGAGTCTGCTTACCATTCTTCTCTTCAAGGACATATTCGTCCTTGCCTCGAACGGTTGCAATAATATGGATTGGCGTCTGAAGGATCGTCTCCATAAATGCATCATGGCGTGGCGTGATTTTTGCCCAGTTGGTATAACTATTGCCTGGCATTTTATTATGCGTTTCAAGACAATAATCCCACTCATGCGTTGCCGAGTCGATAATCAGAACACTGTATCCGCCATCCACCGCCTCGCTAATTGCTTCAATGTAACTCTCCGGCGTATGTACATCAAGCTGCAGATCATCGAAATCAAATTCATCTGCATAGTAGCGGATACGACCGTTCTCTGTATCAATCGCCGCTACTCGACCTCCTGCCTTATTGGCAATACCTTTTGCGAGTCTCAGTGCCGTATAGGTCTTACCGCTGCCGCTGGGGCCAGCAAGCAGGAGCTTAGTCCACACTTGCTCTCTTTTTGCTTTTTGGAAAGCCATAAAATCAACTCCTTTTTATTTTTGACTGGATGAACCAGTTTCCTCTGGAACTAAAAACTCAAGAAAATATGTAGATCTGTTAGTTCTATTTTCATCAAAGTTCTGATATTTGTTATCCCTTAAATCTGGTGAATCGTCCATTGGGATAACATAGTCGCAAATGGGATCTTGTTCTTTAATTTTGAAGATTGAATTCTTTGGTCGAATTACGATATCAGTTACAATCCTTCTCTCCCTCAAGTAGTCAAGCAGACGGACTTTAAGTATTGACTTCTTTTTTATCCCATTTGGCTTAATTGCGAGAACACCATGTTCGAGAAATGAGGATTTGTTACCAAGTGGCTTTGATTTACCATCATAAAAGATAGCCTCTCTGCCGCCTTTCAATGTAACAGAATCAAGATTCTCAAATTGAATCTCGATCAGCGAATGATCCCAAATCATGTTAATCGACCTCCTCAAGCTTTTCTATCAAGGGTTCAGGGTTCTTCGATTTTGCTATCTGTTTTAACTTGTCCGTCTTATCGTCGTACTCCAAAAGAAAATACATTGACCTGTCATATTGTTTCGTTGCGAGGAGCTTCATTTTTCCCATTGCCTCCTCATAGCGCGCAGCCAGAATAACCGAATCCTTAAAGAGCTTAACTTTTTTGACAACTTCGAAGTAGTTGCTCATGAAAGCAATTCGATAACGGCTTCCAGGAAATCTCCAAAGCTAATTGCATCAGCAGCCTCGCATTCATCAACGCACTTGCAAGTGGAACTACTGGAACCGTACTTTTCTTCGTATTCTTTCTTGAGCTCCACAAGCTTCTTTTCCGCTTCCTCGATGTCTTTCTTCGCCTGGGTCTTAGCTTCTTCCAGCTCCTTAGCAACGCGGGCTTCCTCGGCGTGCTTTTTCTCACACTCCATAGCTTCCTTTTCATTCGAATAAGCCTTACCACAGGTGTCGCAATAGTAATTTACATGCATAGTTTTTACCTCACTTTTCAATTATTTCAAAGATATGGCCTTCATCTCGTTTAGTGAAAACATATCTATCTCTGATTTTGTACTGGAGCTCGTCCTCCCAAGTAACTTCGTAGGCAGCTCCTCCCCTGAATACAAACTTCATTTCCGGATCTACAACCGTTGTTAAAAATCTCAGGTACTTTTTCATGTTGAAAGTCCTCTGATTACTTCATCAATTTTGTGGGCAACTGCAATGAAATTCTCTTTCTCCCAGCCCTTCGAAGTCATTGCAGCTGTACCGATTCGTACTCCACTTGTCTGCATAGGACTGCGTTTCTCATTCTGAACACAATTCTTATTCAGAGTAATTCCATTAGCATCAAGAGCGTCCTGAACCATACGGCCTGAAACATTTGGATGGGTTTTTGAGAAGTCAAGCAAGAATAAGTGATTGTCTGTTCCTCCGGTCACAACCTCATAGCCCATTTTAATGAACTCGTCGCACATAGTCTTACAATTAGCAACAACTTTACCGATGTACTCTTTATACTCCGGCTTAAGACATTCTTCCGCTCCGCACGCTTTGCCATAAATCATGTTCATCAGTGAGCCTCCTTGTGTGCCAGGGAAAACTGCACTATCAACCTTTTTTGCATGCTCCGGCTTGCAAAAAATAAGCCCGCCTCTTGCCGACCGAAGTGTTTTCTGTGTTGTCGTAGTGATTACATCAGCAAAGCCAAAGGGTGTTGGATGATGCCCCGTTGCTATCAAACCCGCGATGTGAGCCATGTCTACCATGAAGAATGGGTTTTCGTCACCACACTCTTCATCAATGATGTTTCTGATGCGCTCAAAATCAATAATTCTCGGATACGCTGATGCGCCGGCAAGAACAAGGTTCGGGTGGAACTCCTTGATTTTTTGGCGAATATCGTCGTAGTCGATGAAGCCGTTATCATCCACACCGTACTCTACAATGTTGTACAGTTTCCCGCTGAAGTTTGCCGGTAATCCATGAGTTAAGTGACCACCGTTGGATAAACTCATTGAAAGGATCGTGTCCCCAGGTTTAATAAATGCTGCATATGCTGCTTCGTTCGCCTGGCTTCCGCTGTGCGGCTGTACATTCACATGGTAGTTCGTGTTGAATAACCTTTGAAAAAGATATCTCGTGTAGAGCTCAAGCATGTCAACACAATCACAGCCACCGTAATATCTTCTGGTATTTCCAGTATGGATGTAGTCAGGAAACATGCTTTTGAATCGTTCAACACTTTTCTTTTCCGGATAACCTTCGGCGTATTTGTTCATGAACTCTGTCCCGCACGCCTTAATAACTCTTTCATCCGGAAAATTTTCCGAAGCAATTAGCTCCACAACTTCAAGTTGCCGCATTCGCTCGGCTTGAACAACTGCTTCTAAAAAGTTTTCTTTTGAAATAAAATTTCCTCCTTTACTACTTAATTGAAGATTCCCGTCTAGCTATCGTGTGTCAAAAATCATATGTATTTATCTCCTTTCTTCGGATTAGAACAACAATCTATGTTCCAGAAAATTCGCCTGAGTTGAGTGGGCGAATTTTCGTCGAAGGCGGCCTGTCAAGTGAAAAATAAAATTTCGTGAAATTTTATTTTCTAATTTATTTTGGCCAGCAATGCCTTACTTTCGATTAAACCAAAAAGCACTCAAACAATATGTAATAAGTAATGACAACATAGATTTGAGGGGAAATTCCCCTCTGAGGGTGGGCCAGGGTCACATCGACCAGCCCGGTTGGACACTTGGCAGGCGTAGCATTCTCCTTCGTCCCTTTTGGCTCATAGAGCGTGCGGTTGCTACGAAATCTACCACCTCAAGTGCTAGTTTGCTGCTTTTTAGTGTCGTGCAGCTCGACTCTCTCTAAATTGGAAATTTCCTTTTGGGCATGTTACTGCCCAATGGCACGGGCCCCCGGACTCGAACCGGAATTGCATGGATTTAGAGGCCAGCATGTTTACCAATTACTTGCAGACCCGCTTATGTAATAAAATCTGTCCGCTCAAAACAGCCAAAACCTTGCGAACACCGCAAAGTAAACAACTATCGTAATTGCGCCAGAGATCAGCGCAATCTTTACATGTTCGTTCATAAAATACACTCCTTTACTATTCTTTTATATCTTTCTGGATCTGACCTCTCCAGTTCAGCAAACGAAATCATATTGTCTTCTTTTTCAGGCTTATACCTGCCGGAGGCATCAAAAAAAGAGCCACTTATCCTTGCGGTAAAGTGACCCTCGACTTCATCATAAAAGATCTCTGCGTCCGGGAATCTTCCTTTTAAAATATATGCGAACTAATAGCAATTTCCAGTGAACCAGTGTTCGTCTGGTCTGAACCTCCGGCGAATAAATTCTTCTATCATAGCCATTCCTTTCTTCCTAGATAAGGCACTATTTTGCCTCGTCTGGATAAAATGTTCTGATGTAGTTTGCGTAGTCGTATTTGGCGTAGAGCCCCATCTTTTCAACGGCTCGTTCCGATTTTATATTCTCCCAATGTTGTCTTCTTGCAAATATATTAAAGCTCAAGATCCCTGTCTCTTTCTCTATGTTTCTTGTCTCCCAACATGAGCCAGATATCGCAAGAGAGTTCATTGAAATGGAATACCCGTATGTGTTACAAGTTTTAATCAGTCTATTTGCGTACAAAGTTAATGTATTCCTTGTGAACTGATTTCTACTTCTTATTAGCTTCCCATTATCTACACGGCGCAATGGGCTTACCACCATCCCTTCTCTACTATAGACATTAAATATGCTTTCATCTCTTGTCTTTAAAATGAAAGGTAAAATACATGCAGGAATTAAATGCTCTTCGCCATTATGACAAAGCACTCTACCTTGAACGGCGTCAGCTCTCATAGAAAAAATATCATCTAAATCAAATCCTTCGAACAAAAGCCACAGCATAGTAGCATGTTGATTTTCAACCGTGCCCAAATGTATTGTCGGAAACCACTCCAAAAACTTTCTTGATAGTTCCATTGGAGATTTAATAAATATGTTACTTGCATCTTTTGTGTATAGCTCAGTTTTTATACTTCTGCTTTTCGCTATATTTTCTTCAATATAGCCAGCATTCACGCCATAATTAAAGTATTTATTGATATATCCATTTATTTTACTTTGATACTGAGCAACAGCAGGAAATGTCCGGTTGGCAGCAATCAGTTCTTCTGTGTTAAAGAAAAGAAGATCTTTCCCAAGCCTTTCTTCGGATGGTTTGAATTTTTCTAGGGCTATTCTGATAGGCTGTCTCTCATTTTCTTTTAATGATTGATAGAAACCCAGTTTGTAATCCATCGTGTCGTACCTCCAAAATAGGGTATTACCTATGCAAGTATAACACAACCATGTCACAAAATCAATTTGTAGAAACTAGTGTTTTTGCTTTCTTCTAAAGAGCCAAGAGTTCATCCAAATTAAGAAAAGAAATTGCACTTGAGGCTAAGGAATTCGCTACCGCCAGATCCTTCATTATATTTTGCGGCAATTTTGTAATAAATTCGCCAAGCTCTTCTTTAGGGAAAGAAATCGGATTTTCACATAGAGCCACACTATCCTTTGGCAATCCGCTTTCCTTGCATCGAATAATCACATGTGTAGGCATTTTTTCTTTCTTAATCGCCGTAGTCAACGGAATTAGCACAACATTAGGGCTGTATTTATTACCAATGTCATTTTGCATTACTACATAGGGGCGAAATCCTCCTTGCACCGAACCGTTACATTCTACTTTCGCATAGTAAACATCGCCAATCGCAATTTCTTTTCTGTTCATCGTTTTACCTCACAAATCTGTCTTTGTGAGGCAATAATACCACATGCATAATTAAATGCAATAGTTTAAAAGGAAACAGAGTATGCTCAGGCATACTCCGCTCTTAAACGCACAAAACTGTTATTCTGTCCGTACAATATCTTATAGTCTCCATTTTTAAATCTGAGATCCGTAACATTATATAGGACAAAATTTGTTTCGTTGTTTTTCCCATAAAAACAAATGTTATCTTTGTTACTTCCAATCAGTCTAAATCCATATGCCTCAAATTTTAAGGCATAGCCAGACAAACAATCATCTATAGTAATCGTCGTCTTCTTCCCTTTTGGTATGTATTCTTCTATCTCTTTCTCTCTAATCAATACCATTCCCTCCCAAATGGCGATTTTAAACTATTCTCTGCGGCCAATAGAGCAGATTGCTTATCGGGAAGTCTCTCCAGGTATATGGAACCTCAAACTCATTGGTTCCATCAAAATAAAACCGTTTGCACTCCCCCGTCTCCGTTGGCACAAACATCGCCCATTCATATGGCGGAATAACCTCCGTTTTACACATCGTCGGTTTCCACCCTTCTCTTCGCGCGATGTACCTAATAGCCATCTCCCTTACTCTTTCGGGTTTATCCGGATAATCCATCGGAGCGAAATCCCACATGGTAATTAGGCGATTACGGCTATTAAGCACAAAATCCTTTGTAAAGATTTCTTTGTATTTGCCGCGCAAATATCCTTTTCTCACAATAGCATATTTTTCGTCTAATAACTGATCATAGAGACCCCGCAGCTCCTCTTCTCTCTCCGGCCAGGGTTCTGCATATTTGTCGTCATTTATGTAGTCCGAAAAATCCCCGTTGTAAGAAGCAAATGTTTCGATCTGCGGAGAAAATGTGTCCTCTTTGATGAGGTATGGCCTTGTATACCAATCCCGTCTATTGTCTTTATAAATTTTAGCGGTTTCTCTATCCCTAAAATTATAGATTTCTTCCATCGGGTTGTATGAAAATCTATAGGACTGATACATCATTGGCTGCCAGTTCTCATATTTAGCAATTGCGAATTTTGCTTTACCCAAAAAATGAAAGAAATGATTAGGGCAGCAAGATTCATGCTCGAGGTATAGATACTTCTCAGCCTTTCCACCCATCCTAAAATCCGCGTCAGGCCCAAAAACTGAACGATATACTCTCTGAAGCTCTGCTGGGGAACGAATGGCATGAATATAATTGTCTCGAATCGGAAAGCAATAATTCTCACTTAGCCACGCTCTCGGGTTCGCTCCAACAGACTCCCATCTTTCATTAAGTGCAACAATTTGCATTGCAACATTTAACAAATGATCATCTTTGGCAACCGTATATTCCCCGTTCGTATACTTAATTGCCGTTGCAATTAAGACATCCTTATTTTCCTCAAGAAAGCTCTCCCTTTCAGACGGTTGCATGTTACTTGGTGGGATCGTGGATAGTTTTTTGCTCTTGCTCTGCTTTTCAGCTTTTTCTAAGATTGTTGAGCTTAGACCCATTGCCAAGAAAATATCTGAATAATCGCTCATTGTCTCCTCCTAGAACATTCGTTCTTTACGCCTTTAATTGTACTGCTAATTACCGTCTATGTCAACTGGTCAATCACACCAAAAAATATCTTCAATTTTCATATTAAGAGCTTTTGCGATCCGGCACATAGTTTTTAGGGTCGGATCGCTTTGCCCATTTTCAATTCTGTTAAGTTGCGCCTTACTTATCCCTGTAGCCTTTGCAAGCTCTCTAAGACTAAGATTTCTTGCGTCTCTTATTTCATGGAGCCTATTCATAATATCACCTCTAAGGTACATTGTCCAAACAAGGTGATATCATTCTATAAGATAATTTTACCACACTGTGTGTCCCATATGTGGGACTATTAGAGGGTTTTATGTAAAAGTTTAATATAATTTATTGTTACTTATAGCTAATCTTATACTGTTTTAGACAATTCCAACAATATTAGATAGTTCCCAAACGAAGGCTTTGTTACTCCGCTTTTATATGCAACTATCGTGTTTCTATTTATACAAGTCATTTCGCTGATTGTCGATGGATAGTATAACCTATAGAGTTTACTTAAGTCCAAAATAACATCCTGTACATCTTTGGAGTCATACTCTTTTTTCATTTTTACAAGATCCTTAAAGTTACAGTTCATCGCTATAAACCTCCTTTAATTTATATTGGGCCGTTTCAATGTGGTCAATGGCCGCCGCCATCAACTCGTAAGCGTCCTCCATCTCCATATATCTGTCAGAGCTCTAAAGATTTTCTGGCATGTTACTGATTGCGTCCTCTTCCTCGCCACATACCCGAGAAAGCTGTTGTTTAACATCAATCAATCGGTCATTGATTTTCTCAAGTCTTGTCCGTCTTGACTTATTCATAAAATACCTCCAAAAAAAATGCACCCTTTTGGGTGCAAAATTAAACTTATTTTATTCTGGCGTTCCATTAAGAATATCTCTGGCGGATTCTTCATCGATGTGAAAAGTAAAGACCTCTGCTATTTCAATGTCGATATAGGTAGAACTCTCATTCTCAGCTGCGATCCATACGCTATCTGCCAAAGAAATAATATCCTTGAATGTCCCAAACAGCTTGTTCTCATCATCAAAGCAAAGAAGACATCCCCGGATTATTATTCCAGCGCTTAAATTAGGTAAACCAAAAACATACTCAAATTCATAATCTGGCTCTGCCTCTTCAATCTTCTTCGCCAACTTAACCATCTTCATATATTGAAGGTATTTGTCCGGATGGAAGATATAAGCGCCTTTTTTCTTCGCCTCATCGTCTATCCGTTTAATCTCGCTCATTACTGCATCAAACTCGCCGCTTTCCATTGCGGCCTCAAGTTCAAAGTTGTCCAAATCATCACGCTCCTTTATTTTATAATATCAATAATCACAAAACATTTCAATAAGAAGAAATGGGATTTCTTTTTGTCGCCCCGCATTTTTTGCATTGTAAAGTGAACCCTGCCGTATCTGCACCAACACACTCCCATTCGTGAATACAACCAAAATTCGTAGTGCCTGTTTCTGTAGCAGTGCAATCACAGTGCGAGACCCATGGAGCATTTGCCCTGCCACACCTGGGGCATATCCAGCCATTCATAGGGAAGAGACCATTTATATTGCCGTAGGAACCTTCTGTACTCCCGGAAGTAGCTATTTTAGTGTTTGCAGCGCAATTATCGCACTCACCGTCACAATATTCCCATGAACTCCCACACTTTCGCAATTCTTTACCCATAACATCACTCCTTCAAAAAAACCTAATCTCCAACGCCGTTATTTCTCCATTATGGTTATACGCAAAAACTCCATATTCTCCGTCTCCATAACCAGAAGAGCTATAAAAACCATCCTCTGTTATCCATGCGTCTCCACTGCTGGTTCGCTCACAAAACCCATGCCATTCATCATCGCTATAATCTGGCTTGTTGTGAGAAAAGCCGGCCATTCCAGCATCAACACCTATAGTCCCTATTTCTTTCATATCATTTTGCCTCGGAATATTACCATTATGATAGATGCCAATTATTCCAACGACATTATATTCGAATGGTGTTTTATCCTCGTATTCTCCTTTATCTGTGTGACGCCAAATATAGCAATCATATTCTCCATGTTTGATTTTCACATCGTTCATTCTACACCAAACATCTCTGTCGTAGCATGGATCTGTGACATCGACGCTACCGTGGAAATTCATAGTGCCAATTTTCTTTCTACGCATGATGATCCTCCTTTAGTTCTGTTGTTTTATTTCGTCAGCCTGGGTTAGACAGCCAAGATTGGTACTTCCAAATTTGTTTTGAATCGTCTATAATAAATTTGCCATCGGGAAACCGGTGAGATTAAAAAGAAGGGGAATAATCCTATGAAACAATTGATTCGTCGATTGGTAGTAGGGTTTACTGCCCTGTAGCTGACATCATTCGCATTAGAAACGATTGCCGGCTATGGCATGATGGCAGTAAACCCTGCACTTGCATTGGTGATTTCAATCACCCGCTTGGTTTCCGAATTTACTTTGGCAATCCTGGCAATGGTTGAACATCTCTTTATGATGTAAGTGTCCTGCCCGTCCCGAGTGTGCTTGAACCACACTCGGGACGATTCTTTGTGTCCTGCCCACTCCTGACATACCCGCTATGTCAGGAGTGATTCTTTGTATCCGTCCGTCCTTGGTATGGTCTCATCGCACCAGGGACGACCTTTTTTTCTTGGCTGCCTAAGCCAGACTGACGAATTACTGATCTAACTAATTAGAAATGACAATCAAACAAAACAACCGCCCAGTCCTCCGGCTTCTTCCTTATTTCATTGATAAGCTCATCGTTTATGATTGAATCACAATCTTCAGTATTAAAAAATGCTGAATCAAAATCATACACACCAGCAAGATGATTGGCAATACTTTTCAGATGGTAATAAATCAAGCCGCCCTCCCCGAAGCTTGATTTTGGGCTATTCTTTATGATGTCCTCAATATTCATGCTTGGACAATACTTCTTCAGGCTTTCAACATGGTGACGAAGCACATTCTCTTGTTCTTTTCTTACGGTAATCAACTCCTCAATAATTTTATCCGGTTCGTCCCTACCCAGAATTACATTGCATGGATACTCGCTTTCCCATCTTCCAGCTGTGTCTGTTTCCCGCCAGTCGTATGCGTTATAATAATCTTCGGTTTCACTTTTTGCAACGCTTCTAATCTCTTCAATAGTCTCATCCTTATCTTCGAGTTTAACTAGAATTCTATGTAAAGCATGCATAATAAGACTTCCTCCTTATTGTTTATTCTTCCACTTATTAAATGTCAAAGGCACAAGATTTGTCTCGGGTTCCCACCCACTGAGCTGGTCGAAAGCAAACCGAGCGAGGTATACCAAATACCGTTCCTCCGGCGCTACTGCGTCCTCGTCTGCGATATGGACATCTCATAGAATTAACCTTTCATCATCTTGAGAGGGAGTAATACAGTTGTACGCTCTCTCATCCACGGCTTATCGGCTGGCACAAAATCGCCGTCATATTCTGTTAGGATAACGAAGTTCCCGACAATGTATTGAATACTGTCTCCAGACTCCGGTGCTCCGGTATGTTTATTGTAGGTTTGAGCCAAACATACCTTCCGAACACACTCATCCATTGTCTTTATGATAAAATACAGCGTACCATCATGAATACAACTTTCAGATGTGAAATAATCGAAATCTGCATTGCCATCAAAAGAAATGCTAACATCAAAACAGATTTCGGTTTCATCATCAACCTTTCCATCAAAGAAAAAGTTTCTGGCACCGTGAAGATATTTATCGAAGATTGCTTCGGTCTCATAAACTTCAACAGCATTATCCCAGCTACGGTCTGCGTAACTTGAACGATAGGCATTTTGTGCTGTTGCTTTGCAGAAATCAAATGACTTACTCATAGATTCCTCCCGAAATATCAAATTCGCCGACCGCCTTAATGCCGAATAGCTTGATAAACTTTTCGCCTTCCCACCAGTCATACAGGAATTCGATGTCATCAAAGTTCAGTGGGGATGCGACCTCTTTTCGAAGGTCGTAGGCACTCCCGTCATAAGAGGTTCCGATTGAGACGATGACGGTATCTGTAATGTTATGATTCCAGTACCTACGGATGTACTCACCTACGGCGTCGTATCCTGACTGCCCGTCTTTTAACACAATATCAATCATAAAATCACCCTTTCATGTTCTCCAACATTCCTGTTCTTCGTCCCACCGCTCAATCATTCTCGGCCTATCAATACTGTAGGTTGCTCTCAACAGGTAATTGCGGTTGCCGCTACGATACGCCTGAAACGCCTCATTCTCATCAGTAGTTGTGATAACGGTGGAGAATGAAGAGCCAGAGCCAAGGATTTCCGGCGTTTCAATGCCGGTTTCATAATAGGTTCTACTCGTCATCGTCATTGTTATCTCCTTCATCATCTGTGAAACGATTAAAGATTTCATCGTATGCACTATTGACAGGACAGAAGTCGCAGCAGTCTGGCTCACATCCAAGTCCGACTGCGCTAAGTTCCATTGAAACGACGCAATCATCTTTCCCTAACTCGACAGTTTCATTTGTCCCTCCAAATAACAGTTGTCCGTCCACCTCAATAAAACCATGCGGATTCCATTTAATTGATTGTGCAACGCCCACGACTTTTTCTGTCCCTTGTCCATCATAGTGAATAATTGGTAAGTTTGAAGTAGTTTCACAGGCTTTACGAATGGCAGGGATTGAATAGGAAACATGGTTATTATCACAAAAACAGTCGTTTTTGTCCGCATATACAGGGATTTCAACATGAATCCGAATATTTCCACACCTCATATAATCACCACCCTCACCACCGTTTTTTGTCTTGATATCGGTTTGTCGGAGGCAAAGAAAGCTGTTCCTCGTCGTCACGAAGTTCAACTGAGAATTTGTTTGTATAATCCACATCATCCTTGTTTGCATAGACGAGAACCTCAAATTTACCAAGGTTCCAATTAACAATGAGATTATCGTCAATGGAGTATGCGTTCCTAATAACGACTAAGTTCTGGTGCCAAATTCCGTCCGGATTCTCGATGCCAACATAGATTTCATTCTGATATTCGGGGTCAATATTCCGCTCTGCAACCAACTTCAATCCTTTAGGCAACTCAATGGTAATACGATTATCGCCACTCTTCATCAGAATCCCTCCGTAATAATCTCCAACATTTTGTCAGGGGAGATATCAAGAAGCTCGGCACCAACAGTCAAGAGCAAGTCAGTGGTTGTCTCGTCACCTTTGTTGCAGAGGTAAAAGGACTGAATTACATTGGTGACATCTTCGGGGAAAAGCATTGTGTTCATAACGACCTACACTTTCTTACAACAACTTTCACATAACTCCAGTGTCTGCCTGCCAATCGTTGCTTCGTAGCGAATGCTATCTGCATACAATGGGGCACCGCAATTATCACACCTACCAACAAAAGTGGGACGGAAAAAGAGATAATCACGGACACGACACTCTCTTCTTCTTTGCTCAGAGCAGGAGTCATGGTTTTGACACATAGTACATTTACGCATTTGGGAGCACCTCAAAACAAAGCGTGAATAATTGAACGCAGCGTTCGCTTCCAGCGGCCATTACGGTATTCATACCCGTTGACATACAGTCTATTGCCTACCTGCGACAGGCTCACGCTTGATTTCGCACCTGGAATCGGAGGCAGGGGAGAACCATTTACAAAAACCTTGTTCCCGATGATGTTTACATTCATAAAGGCACCCTCCTATCTTAGCCGCAGCCGCATACATAAAGATCGTCATTGATCATCTTCTCGATCTCCGTCTCCGACAGGTCGGTAAGGCACTGAACCGCCTTGATGATCCGGCGATGAACCTCTTCTGCACTGTCCGGTTCGTTCTCCGTTCTGTGCCACGGCATAGAGGGAGGGTAATAGAAATACTCATTCCCGTCTCCGTCATCACAAAATGTGAGAGTGTCCGTATCATCACAGTGAGCCAGGAGGTCTCCGATGCGCCCATCGAAGGAACTGTAGAGAATGTCTCTCAAGCTGACAGGGCCGGTTCCGCAGGGTCTGTCCCACGCACAGGTCAGGCCCTCGAGATCAAGCTCTTCAAAGTTGCCCGTCCGTACCAGCTCGGCGATCTCCTCATTGTCCGGGAGCTGCTTATGCAGGAACCGAACCACTTTTTCCTTCGAGAGGTGCGGCTCAAGGCTGCTTGCGCAAAGACCGATTCCCTCTATCATCCAATAACACATACTCATTCTCAATCACTCCATTCGTCCAACTCATCACAATCCGTTGCTTCAAAATCATCCGACCATTCGATATCTTCTTTCCCATATCCTTCGACTTTTTGATACGCATCCTGCTCGGAGTCTGCCTCGATTGTCACCCACCCGTAACGGGCAAATAATACTTGATACTTTGCCATGTGCTTGCTCCCCTTTTTGTAAAATATTTTTACCACCTGATTAAGCTAACTTTCTTTAAGCACTCTTCACAAACATCTTTTTCAATACAATAATTTCTCTTGCCCCCTCTAACCTCAGCACGATTGCTTTCAATAAAAATCCCTTGTTCGTTCGCTGTAACTTTAGGGTAAATAATTTCACCGCAGCCTCGGCAAATAAAGGTTGCGGCTTTAAAGCGGTCTATGAATGCATTAAACAATTCAAATACTTCTCTGTCCATTTACTCCTCCCCCGAATATATCTTTCCTTTGTGTAAGCAGTCCCTTGCTTTCTGGCTCATGCCTACGAGCTCGTCTATCAGTCTTTTCAAACCTTCCACTGCGTTCTCGCCGTCATAGTCGCAACCAACAGCCCAAATCTGAAAGAGCCATTCATCTGCGCAATCGGGTTCGCACATCTTGCAGCCGGTTGTTTCATCTGTCCAAGTCCTCACAGCTATTCCTCCAACTCAAATCCCTTGTGGCAAAATCCAGTTACATCGGAGATATAGTCAGAGATGGCTTCCTCATCTTCGATGTCATTGAGAATCGTGATTTCGTTTGGTAACTCAACGCCGTTGTCATCCTCCGGGTCAATATACCACTGAATATAGAATTAACCTTTTATATCTTTCCAGTAGCAGTAGAGACACCCGTGGGGGCATCTCGTCTTATGTTTCAGCAGTTCAGTTTTCCCTGCATAACACATACAGCCCTTTCGTTGATAGCCAGCCCCGTTTGATTCTGCATCCTCAGAAAATCCAAGCAGATTGAGGTCGTAGTCTGAAATGCAGCCACAGGCAATCGGCTCCGTAAGACCGGGTTCTGCACAGGACTCAATTCTGAGAACTTTGCCGTTATCCAGCCCTTCCCAGAACTGCTTTGCTTGCCGCAGCATATCGTCCACTTTTGAAAGCTGTGCTTGGGACGGAGCGAAGCCGTTATCGCCATAGGGAAGCGGCAATCCAGCCTTTTTGAACCGGCTTCTTGCGTGCGGATACATATCAATAACACTCACTCTGTATCGCTGAAATCCCATTTCCATAAAGGAAATCATTGTACGGTATGCAACTGAAAGTCCTTTCTCTGTGGGGATGATGGGGTCGATGCGAATGACGATTTTCTCCATCGGGAACCCAGCCTTAGCCAACTCCATAATTGCGGCAAACTCCTCGTATGGAGTTGGTACATTAGGTTCCAAAGCAGAGTGCCCGTATCCAGTGATTGTCGCATGGACAATGAGTCTGTCTTTGTGTTCAAGAGCGGCATCGAAGAAATCTGGTGACACACACTTCGTAATAAGAACAGCAGCATCGACATCATCTAATTTCTCCTCCCAAGACAAGTCAACCCCTGCGTCGCCTGCTTCTGTAACACCTATTTTATATAGCGCCATATCATATCATCCTTTCATGTTGTCATACATTTCTTCTTTTAAAATTTACAATGGTGTGCTATCACGCCAAAAAATCCATGTCAACAAGGCATATCCCTATGTGCAGCTTAATGCTTGCTGAGACAAATCTGCGCACAGGCGGGAGCTACCACGCCATTGAGTTCAAGCGGATATCGGCCTTACTTTTCAGTACCGTGCTCGGTTTTAGCCTTGCGCAAAGCGCTATGTTCATCCGCTGAAGACTGTTCGCGATAAGGTTTTCTCTTATTTAACTACAGTCATTGCCACGATTTACTCCTTAGATGATGGCTGTCTCTAAGCCCACATCCCATTGTGTCTTTTTATTTTCTATTCTCTGAATTCTTCCCCTTTTCTTTTTTCGCAAAGAACTGTTTCCGCGCCTTCTTAATCACACTACAATTGTGACAAGCATTACGAACCTTGCAGAACCAGCAGCCATCTTGACCTGCCCACCACCAGTGTGGCATTGTCGGAGGTTTTCTCCATTTCTTCAAATGTCATTCCTCCTTAATGCTCCTTAAACACAACCTGTTCGCCTTTTTTTAATGACCAACAGCCACCAGAAATACAAGCACATTCCGTACAATTACCGCCGCACTTTTTTGCATCTTCCCTCGCCGTTGTTGTGCCGTCTCTATACAAAACATGCGCTTCAGGCAAATGAAAAGGGTTAACCATTTTCAGGTCAACCCATGCGCTAAATATCATATGTAAATTAGGTGGCAGCTCTCCAACATTGCTAAGATAGTGGTTCACTATCTCATATTTTTTTGTGAAGCAAAGAATCTCGCAATGTAAATTTCTCACCGCAATCGAAACCATCTTAATGAGATAATCCCAGTCAGGTATATCCCCACTTACATGGAATCGAAAAAACCTCGAAGTCATAATAGCTGCTTCAACCTCTCTCCAGTAGGTCTGCGGATCTTCTTCCAACATGGTAAGATTTCTGATGTACGAGTTTCTTACGCTTGGTCGAAGTCGTTCAATCTTTTTGGCATAGCACTTCTTGTTACAACCACACTTGATGCAAGTTAGCCCAGATGGAAGTGAGACACTTTTTATCTCGCCAAGTTTGCTGTTTCCTTTGCTGATGCATACACCCATATATCAAATCATCCCTTTCAAGCACTATAACGCTCAACCAGTAGCTCAAGTGTATAAATCTTACTAATGATCTCGTCTTTGTCACCTGCAGGAATGGTTGTATCAGCACTGATATCTCTATACAAAGATATCAAATGATCCAGGTAGCTTACCTCGCAAATTCTTTTATACTGGCACGGTCTATCGGCGCAGCAAGTATTTATATTTGCCATGAGTTAATTCCTCCCTTACTTAAAAGTTTCCAATACAACTCGGCTGAGTTCATCTATTACATCTTGAATAGAAGATCTATCTTCCTCAGATATTCCATGAACCTGTTCTAAATCCGCATTCAACTGTTTGATTAAAATCATGAAACGATACTCTACCCATGAATGCATAAAGCCCTCCATCTTAATAGAAAAGCAGCTCTTTCGGGCTGCTCTTCGATACTTTTATTTTATTTCCTTGAATGAAAATGAATTGTTTGTAGAAGGTAACGCGGGAGCTTCGCTCTTTACTTGCTCCACATTTATGCATACTGGCTTCCTAAAAAGCGCCGTAATATTGTTTTCAAAGTCCCTGTCCATATTATAAGCTCCCACATACCAGTGTTTATATTTCAATTTCTCTTGCAGCTCATCAAAGAAATTGGTGATGATATTAGGAGTATAAAATCCAGGAGCTAAAGAAAGATGAATATTGTTAGGGGCATAATAGGTCGCAACATAATCTACTTCCCAATTGTGCTTTGCAAGATTTTCTCTAGCGTGCTCTATTGTTTCTTCTGTTATATTTGAACCTTCAAATTCGATTGGAGTATTGATCTCTTTAAAGCACTCAATAGGAAAGCCTCCGCCAAAAGTGAAAATCCTAATACCCTTAAATTCAATGATTTCTCCTGGTTCTATGAGAAATTCGGAATTGGAGCAACTCTCAATATCTAACCTATCTTCGACTTCGACATTTGCGCTATTCCAAATTAACGATTGTTTTTTGTAATACTTTATTCCGCATCCTCCGATATTTACCCTTACGGAACGCTCCATAATGCAAGGCCTATTAAATGGGTAGAAACCACACGACAATACAAAAATGGTATTGTCATCATAATATGTTTTATATTGCATATACTCTTCGCCGAAATCCGAGTCTTCTAATGAAGCAAATCTGAAATCCCCAATAATCCAAATATCCGTTTTTTTCTTTCCCATAACAATATTGTTGGGAGAATAAGATAAGTATTTTTTCAAAAGAGATAATGGTGTATATTCAAAAGATGTCTTTCTAACTCGTTCAAAAATTTTCGGATCAAACGAATTATAAATCTTGTTCCATATCTTTAGTTCCTCAATAATCGGCATTGCCTCCTCAGCTGTGCAAAAGGTTAATCCGCCGTCAAATGATATCTTCGAATCATAAAATACCTCCGGTTCCTTCTCTTTCTTCTTAAACAACCTCACAACAACACCTCCAATATTTAAACTCTACCATATTTTCACTTATTGAGCAACCCCATCATACCATAACAGATGTCCAATAATCATCTCTCAGGAACCGCTGGAATAGGAATTCCATACTCAATAGCTGTATCAAGCCACACCTTCTCGTTTTCTTCCAGCTCAGCAATTGCCTCCTCAGTTGTAGCGCCTTGCCCAACACAGCCTCTCAAGCTCTTGCTCATTGCAACATAGAACTCAGAACTGGTTTTATCATTGCTTATTTTCTCTACTTCATAATCGTAAATCATATTTACTCCTTTATTCATGTTCTCGTTGATAAGCCTTCTTGTTTTCTGAGATGCTGATGTTCTCTATGAGAAGAAAAGCATCTCAGAAAACTCGAAGGATTTTCAAAGACCAGTATGAACTGGGGCGAAAGGATCGTTCGACGATCCTGAGCCTCCAGCGATGATACCGGTATTGTCATATTCTTGATAAAACCTAAGAACCTTTTATATGTAAAAGAATTGCAACATGAATTATTTACTTCTGAAACAATGCCAGAATATCGTTATAAACCTGAACAACAACATCTTTTGCAGCGTCTACGGCATCGTATGTTACATTTTTAGCTATGATCATCTTCATCACCGTTTCCGAAGATGGCACAATCAAGAAAAGCACAATACCGATGATGCAAATAGTTGTTCCTGTTTTCATTTTCTTTTTTGCAGATTCCCATTCTTCCTTGCTGTACGATATACCAATAGAATATACACCGCAGCCAAGCAAAATAAGTCCGATTACAATGCCAAAGATAAGCGCTCCCCACTTCAAGTCGCTGGCACCATCAATCAGGTAAAATACCCACGGGTTAATTATAGGTTCCACTTTACTTCCTCCTATAAACAGTTTTATCGGCGTAGATAGCTTCTTTGCCATCTTCGCGCCAAACATCACAATATTCAACAATAAACGAGTTCATCGCCCACCATGCATGAGATACAAACGGCCCATTGAAGTCCATCTCCAGGTTATTAAAGAGATAAATCTTTTTCTGCCCGGTCTTGAGATCCTCAAACTCATACCAAAAAGTCACATGAAGCCCAGATTTGTCATCGTACTGATAAAACTGAAATTTCTTCTGTCGCATAATAAACCTGCCACGCCACAGATCGTCCTCCGCTATAGAATTATTTATGCTTTTGGCAACACGATTTGCTGACCGTATGTATTTTTTGATTTTAAGGCTCGTAATCATTTAAGCACCACCCCGAAGCAAGTTGTGAGAACCTCGAGAATCGTCAGTAAAACCATCGCGCCAGAAAAGCCAGCATTGATAACAGCCCAACGATAGCTACTGTTGTCGTAATAGTTCTTTGTAAGAAGAACAGCCATAATCGTCCACATCACTTGCAAAACAATCGTAATCATTTTTCACTCATCCTTTCTTCCTTGAATATCCACTCGGTTTCATCTATGTATTTCATGCGGCACCAATAATCAAGACACCGATTATGGCGAAAATACTTTCCGCATTTTCGGCATTGGAATAAACTATATCCTCTCACATATTTATATCTGCCCACAAACTGCATATCATGCCTGCAGAATAGCCCCACAAATATTCCTCCCTCTGCAAATATTCATCCGAAAAAGTATCGCTGCAGCTCTGTTTCGTCCTCACCATCTCCCTGCGTTGTCCATGTGGAAAGGCACTCGACACAACAATACATTCTCTCCGTCAAGCCGGAAGATGTTTCATCTGAACCATACAAACAGTGGCATACGAGTTTACCTCCGCACTCTGGACATTTAACATTAAACATTTGTCTTCCTCGCTCCGCACCATGCCTCCTTATAATTATTTTTCTGAAGCTCGTGTACTACATAGCCGATGTATCTCCGACAATCAGCTCCAAAGCTGGCAACACTCACCAGCGTTGAAACCTTAATATTGCTGTAATGGCGATCACAGTCCTTGAATGGGCAACTCGTGTTGTCACAATATGTACGGTCTCCCATGTTGTCCTCCTTTACATCGCACGAAAATCTTCATATTTGATTTTCACAATGATGCGCTTGCCTGTGCGGTCTCGAAGCTCAACAGCCGGACGCCCAACAACGCCTTCCATAAATGCTGTACCCATCGTGGACTTTGGATGTCCCTCAACAAAAGCAATTGCTTCGTCGATGGTACCCTCCAACACGATTGGGACTACATCAATACCAAGCATAGTCGCCGTCTGTTCCACCCATTTGCGCTCCTGATAATTCTCTCCGACAAGAACATCAAAAAGGATAAAAGACACATCCTCTCGATAGCTTCCACCCTTTTGGATCTTCGGGCCATACCCCTCGCCAAACAGAATGACCTGTTTCTCGCCGTATGTCTGTTCAAAAAGCTGCTCGACCTCCGGAGTCGAAAATGTATTGTTGAGGTACTCTAAGAGGAACTGCGGGATCGTAGCCTTGTCCGTTCTTCCTGCAAAACTGATGTAATGACCATCCCAAATGACACGAATATTGGTACCATCGAACTTCTCTGTGAACTGCCACTTGCTGTCCTTGAGATACTCCACAGCTTCATTCCGCCAGTTGCCACGGATAAGCTTCTTTGTTCCGGTAGTGTCTCTGTTAAACACTGTTTCAATTTTGTTATACTCAATCATTCTTTTCCCCTCCTAAAAGCTTCAATAAATCATCTTCAAAATTCTCAATTTCTACTGTTCTGAGATCTTCAACATCAATTAAATCGTCCTCCGTGAAGCCGTAGTATTCTAACTCCAAAGGGTCATTCATGTAAACAACTTCCCCAGAAACAATGGCATATGCATAACTGTCATAGACCCATGACCAATTTCCTATACCCTCTTCTTTTAAGGCGTCAATCAATTCAAGCCTCAAATCTAACCCCGTATCATTCTCATCATTAAATCCACGGATCGGATGCTTCTCCATTATTCTTACATCAAGCATACTTAACCTCCCAACAGAGCCATCAGCTCACTCTCAAATTGATACTCTTTGCAATCTTCCACAAAGAGATCTTCGAAAGTGATACAATCAGAGTGCTCGCAAATATCATCTGTACGAACATAATTATCCTCATTTATGAGATACAACAAGGACGAATTAAAATACCAATAATCGGGGTTCTTTATTCCAGCATCTTTTAGTGCCTTTTGAAGCTCATCAGCGTCACCTCTTTTTAATGGCCCGCGAAGTGGTTTAACCCGCATCAAGTCAATGTTTAACATAATTACACCTCCAAAAGATTAAATAGTTCCTTTGAGAAATCCGGTATATTAGGCTCAAAAAGATCGAGATACGAAATAGACTCACTCCGGTTTAATTCTGAACCACATCTAATATCAAGTCGATTGCCATTTATTTTGTATACAGATACGCAGCTATCCATATGCCATCCGTTGAAATTGATTCCCGCATCTTTCATTGCTTCAAGTATTGCTTCTCTGTATATGCCATGTGGACAGGTAATCCAGTTATTCCGCATCAAGTCAAGGTTTGCTTCCATTTAAATCAGCTCCCATTGTTGTTCTTCCGTTAACGGCCATCGAAAATAACGAGACCTAAGCAAATTAACATCCAACACAATTAACTCCTCCTATTTATTGCAACCTGAGATATCTGCTCCAAGTTCAGATCGTCTCTTCGTCGTCTTAAGTTGAGCTTCTGGCCAAATTAAGTCGGATTTGACTTTAGTTTGAATGGCCAAGGTGTGAAATCCTGTACTGTTTATAGGACTTTGACCTAGTCTATGACCTCGAGCAGCGAGCTGCCGGCCTTCTCGCTTTCACTAATCAGACTCCCTGGCGTCCTTCTTGCCCTCACAATGCGTTACAGCCGGTTATACCGAGCTGCTTTAGCAGTCGCTAAAAATATCGTTGCAATTTTTTTTAATTATTTATTTTCTGAGAAAAGCTCGTCCACCGTGGAATCAAGAGCAGAAGCAATTTTCTGATAGTTCTCCAATCTGGAGCGAGTAAAGTTCTTTTCGATTTTGGAAACGGTAGCGGTACAGAGCCCAACCTTGTCGGCAAGGTCTTTCATGCCGTAGCCTTTCTCCATGCGCTTCTTCATCATTTCATAATTGTGTTTCATAGTTAATACCTCCTTAAATGTTGACAAGTTAGCAAAAATATACTACTATGGTCGTAGCACATTCTTTCTGTTTCATGGTGTGCCGCCGCCCTTCATGGGCGGCTCCTTTCTTTTATTCGTCCTCTTCGGTGTAATCTACCCAATAGATAGGGAGATTGATCCAATCTTCCTCGCCGTCTGCCTTAGCATAAAAGAAGCCGCCCTCGCCAGATTCTCTAACTGTGGCAACTTCTTCCTCTGTTGCCTCTCTCCAATTTCCTTCGCCAAACTCGGCATTAAGTTCATTCTCGAGACACTCTTCAGAACAATATGTAACGCAATCGTCTTCGTTGTAGTATCCCTCGTTAATTTTTTCTCCACAGCAAGCGCAGGTCGTCTTAAAAACGGGGATTGCCAGGAATGCGTCGATTTTCTTTATGGCTTTGTTCAAATCAACTCCAGTGCTCTTGATTTGAATTGTCTTACCATCTTCCGCAATGTATGCTTCCATACCCTCGCCTATCTCATCGGCAGAATAAATAGTTTCTTTATCTTCCATACCATTGAGTTTAAGATCAATGATCAGTCTGAGTTTTCTTGAAAACATTTCACATCCTCCTTAATTATCTAAAAGCGCTTGAAGTTCGTTTGAAAAATCATAATCGTCAGGTGAACTTGACATTTCAATCAATTTCTCGATGGTGATAACTGGATATGGCGAAGCGTTTATTGGAACGCAAGACATTATATAACCGAATCCAGTCTTCCTTAAAAAATAACTGCCATCAGACAGGCAATTCCACTCCATACGACATTGAAAAGATTCACCATCGTGAACTCTTACTGCGTGTCGCAATGTATTCGCCCATTCGCTAACATGCCCATAAAAGCACACAGCATACTCCTTGAGAAGATCCAAGTTAATATAAGGGTAATCCATACCATTCCCTCCTTATATTCCAAGCAACGCTGCAAGCTGTTCTGAGAAATCTTCCTGCGGAGAAGACATCTCGACGAACTCGTCCCATGTTATTGTTGGTCTGTCTTCTGCAAAATTATTCAAGGTTCTGCATAGCATCGTATTTTGCACGATATAATACACCGCTTTATCACAATTCCATTTCATGTCGCAACGCAGGATACCTGTATAGGAACGAACAGAGTATTTCATCGTATCGACCATGGTTCTACTCCAATGGTCAATCTTCAGAGCATATGTCCTCAGCAAATCCAAATCAACATAAGGATATTCCAGCATGCTCACACCCCCTGAATTCCAAGAATCACATATCCGTCTTTAACAAAATCCGGGTCGGACAACGCATAGCAGATACGCATTATCACAGACTTTCCGGTATATTCACCGTTATACTCTTTCAGAATCAGAATATCACCCACACGGAAGTCTCTGTCGTACTTACGAACCTCAAAAGTCTTAACTCCGTTCACTACATCTCTGTAGTACGGTGGCCAGATTTTTAATTCATGTATCTTCGGATTCATACAGATGCACCTCCCAACAAAGCCATCAGTTCATCTTCAAAGGTAAAAGGCTCCTCTACTTGAACTTTTTCGAGGAATGCAGGAACAGCCCATTCGATTCTTTGCCCACCAGAGTTTTCATGAATACAGATGCGATACTCGCGGTCGCTGAAACCAATAACCTCAATAAACTCAACACAACTACTGCGCCGATATTTATCAAGTCTCCAGGGCAATCTTTGATGGTTTACGATTTGCACAACATCTCCAACTTGAAACTTTCTCATATACTCCCCTCCTTACGCAGCAACATCGTCTGCCATCATCTTGATGACATCGCAATGATACTTTTTGTTGTACCAAGAGATCACATAATCAAAATACTCAGGCTCCACATTGCTATAATAAGAAAGCTTGCCACGCAGAGTCATTACTTCTTCCGGCGGCCAGCCCTTACCATCTTTTCTTGCAACTATGTAGTTATTCAGCATTGCCTTGAACACCTTTTTATTCTCGTGTCCAACAGTGATTTTGTTGTCTTTGTTGATCATCAAACCAAGACACCAGTTTCGACCTGCTCTGCTGCCGTAATGTGTTTTTTCTTTCTTAATGGTGTATGGCGCATCGAACTTCTTAAATACATCGTTCATCATCTCGATGACGCCCATGAACAAGAAACCTTTCTTGGAAGAAACCGTAGCATCATCGGCGTAGCGCGTATAAACAAAATCGTTGGTCTCGCTGGCTCTCAATCGCCGAGAGATTTCATGATCAATGGGAATCATAATGACATTTGTAAGAAGCGGAGAAATCGGAGTTCCCTGCGGCAGTCCACCATCGAGGAAACAGAGAGAGATAGCATCTCGTAGCGCTTTCTCGCCATCCTCATATTTAACAACCTCGCAGAAGGGATAAATCACGGATAGCATCCGCATTGTGAAATCCAATGTTGTCGAACCAAAGAAATTACTCAAATCCGTCTTGAGGTACCAGTTGCTGTTGTTTTTTTGGTGAACTTTCAATGCATCTGTAGTGCTTCTACCCTTGATATAAGCAAAAGCAGCCGTATGATATAGAACCTTAAAATCATTCTCGAAGATTGCCTTGAGACTATACAGAGCTTGTTTCAGTTCGTCATCCGGCGCATCGATCTGACGCCAACCGCCGGATTTCTTTGGAATTTTGAAAGAATTATAATGCTCTCGCATGTTGTTCGCATCAAATTTCGGCTGGTAAGTACGATTGAAACTCTTCAGCTTCCCGATAAGATACGGCACTCGCGCCATTTCTATTAGCTCCTGGGGGAGCTTTTTGTATTCGTAGGTTCTTGTGGATGTCCCGAAGTCCACTCCGTTAATATACGGGCTGAGATTTTTCACACCAAAGAGAACATCCTCAAGGGTAAGTTGCTTCTTTGCTCTTGTCATAAATGTGGTTACATATGGCATATAAAAACTCCTTTCTTTTGTATAAAATAAAACAGTCTAAAACACTTTCCTGATGACGCCGGAGGCGCCTGAAGACTCGCTGACCTGCTAGTTGCTGCTTCTAGTGACGGCGTTTCAGATGGAATAAGGCCATCTTAAGCGTGGCTTTCTGATGGTTTGGGCCATTATTTTGCCATAAGAGACTGGCTCGAACCTGCCAGGATGTCTGGGATCTGCTCCGGCGTGCCTCTTGTCTGTGACCATGCTTACCATTCGGTTATACCAAAATGCGCTCAATGAGCTATAACACTGTTTTACTTTTGCAACCTAAGATGTGCGCGATGATCAACTCCCGGGCCACTGCACCGGTGGGCTGGGATTCCGGCTGTGTTATGCTTGTATTTGCCGTGCGTTGGTTTCTGGATAAGTGGTGAATATTAGCGATTTGTTTTCCCGCAGTTAACCTATGTCTGTCTTGGTTAACGATGATATTCCACTTCACCTCACCTGAGCCAGGTACCTGAAGGCTGCCTTCGCGGTATCCCGTTCCTTTTGGCTGGCAATTTAATACATTCGCTTAAAACGAAATGCTTTGTTTTGAAAACAAAAATATCGTTGCAAAAAATCATTTAATAGGTATCAATGGCAAAATTAAAAGCGTCCACCAGAATAATCTTCTTAAGGACACCTTTATTTACAAAGTTTACGAAGTTGGAAACCCCAAAAGAAACGATAGTCCAAATCGTTCCCGCAACTGAAAGAGATACATTGCAGGCAGATACAGGAGTTGCCGCTCTTGCTTCCTCCTCGGTAAACTCCATAGAGCGAAGCAGATTGTCCTGCATCTTAGGATCAGACCAGTTGGCTGCGTAGTGTTGAGCATCAGTAAGCCGTGTCCGGAAATCAAAGACAGCTTTGATGTTCATGTTTGTTGCGTTTTCCTTGACGATTCTCCGCCGAAGCTCAATGCTATCTACGCAGAGGAAAACATATCCGCTCAGACGCTGCTTGTCATATCCCTTATCAAAGATTTTCAGCTCTGAATCGATATCTGGATTGATTTTATGAAGCATTTCGGCAACCGCCGCAGTCTTGGGCTTGCCAATATCCTCAGTCGTAAACATTTGATTGGCAAGGTTATGTGCCTCAACGACATCGAAGTCGTAAAGAGAAATGTTCGTCAAACCCAACCGAGCCAAACAAACCGCCAAAGTAGAACCGACGCTGCCACAGCCGATAATATGGATGCGGGTCTTCGCACACTTATCCGGATTAAAGAACTCGAAGCTCTTTGACAAATCCATCATCTGCATATTCCTCCTCTAAGTCAATATCTTCGGTAATTCCACCACTTATGACCTCAGCTTTTACCAAGTTCGTGGCTTTGGAATAATCCTCACTTTTGTTTTTTTTATTCTGTTTCTTACCGTAGTTGCCATACGGATAACCATAGTCGTCCCAAAAATCTTCCCATCGACTACCGCATCCTCCGTAACCACCATATCCGTAATCATAAGTACCGCTCTTTGCAGAGCCCTTATACGATCCTGTGCCCGGATAAGTGTAGGTCTTTGTCTTTACGAGTTTTTTGGACTCCTCAAGGAACTCACCGTTATCGAACTCAATAGAGACATCTATATCTCCATTCTCATAAAGCACATTGTTAGCGAGGTCGTAAATCTTAGCATTGTGCTCGTTCTTTTTATTCCAAATCACAAACACCCAAAATGTATCAGGTGAGCTATTCCCTACCCTGGTTGCCTGGTCAGTGAGATCAGTACCACTCGGGCTTGTCCCCATATTTACATGGCTGTGACCTTGGAAACGGATACGGTTGTAGTCCTCATCGGGGATTTTCTCGAGAAAAGCTCTGTGCTCATCCTCATCCGTGTCCACATTCACACCAGTAACGACTTGCGGGTACACAAAAACATCTGAGATTTTGAAGCCGGCATCACCCACTCTGTCTACATATCCATACCATGCTACCTCAGAGTCAAAATTGTTAACCAAAGTAATCATCTTGGAATAGGCTTCAGGGGTGAAAATAATCTTCGCTTTACCCGTCTTCTCACTTTTGAACTCCTTGGTGTATGTAAACTTGCCACCCTCGAAGCTCTTAGCGGAGGAGATCTTCTCCGTGAATTCTCGAATCATTTCCGCAATTGTCTCTTTGGGAATGTTAATCATCTTAGCCATTCTTCAACACCTCCATAGCTTCTTTCACGGTATGCACCGAACCATCCTCGAACTCAATGAAACGCTCATTAGAAGAGCAGATCTTTTCAATGAAATTGGCGCCAACCGTCGAGTCATCAAAGTTGATATTGTGAGTAGAACCAATAGCCTGTTCAACTGCCCCAAGGTAATTTCTCTCGCCCATCATACGATCAATGATTCGAGCATTACCACCCATGCAATGGAAACCGCAGAGATGAGGGTGAGGCAGATAAGTCTTGAGCTCTGCCAGATTGGTCTCTCTTTTATCTGGACTCAAGGTACCAGCAACATCCAAGACAAAATGTGCCCAAGTGCGAATTTTGAACTTCGGGTTCTCGCCGAAGACGCTATCCAAGAACAGCTTCATATCATTTTTGGACTTGATGTTCTTCCGCTCGCCATAGTTACCATAAAAATAGCTGTAGTCGTTGTTGAGGCAACGCTCGAAGCTATCCTCATCAAAAGAGTCCAAATAACCCTTAATATAAAAGGAGATAAGCCTTTCGTTCGTATCTTCCAGGATGAGATCCTTGCACCGGAGAAAAAACTTGAGAAATTCCCCTTCATTGCCATCATTACGGCGAATTTTTTCTTCAAGAGCCGCAATTTGCAGGGTGTTAAAATGGTCTCTGTCGTAAAGGTCATCGAGCTGCCGAAGAAGATTCTCTATGTTGCTCTTAATTCTCGTGTATTCACTTTTCATTCGCTCCAACGAACTCTTCTCAAATTTCACATCAATGTCACTGAGAGCAGAGCGGATGAACATCTCACGCAGATCAAGACGGTCATACAGTTTCTGAGATGCGTCAGCAAACATATTTTCATCATTGCGAGAAATCGATTTTACGAGATCAAGCTCGTCGTTGTCGAGAGGCTTGCCCGCAAAGGTCGCAGGGAAGAGCTTCTGCACAATGCAAGCCAGCATACGACCAAATGACGAATCGATCTTTTCGCTGTAGATGATGGAACGGTTATTGTTTTCATCAATAAATGCCCAACCGACATTTTTCTGCTTGGAAACGAAAAGACTTACCAGCTCATTCTGCTTGAAGCCAGCGGCAATAATGTCAGATTTATTCTCCCCAAGCCAAGACAAAGCGTTTTCGCCGGAAATCAAATAGACCGTGTTCCGCTCAGTTGGAATTGCATAATTGCTGTTTGCAATTTGGAGGTTGTATGTATTTTCCTTATCTCTGGGGTAGACCAGTGCTCTCAAGACATGAGAATAACACTCCTCTCCGCCGATTGGTGTTACTGGGATATTGGTGCAAATCGTAGAAAACTTGTTGTCCGTAAATGTTGTGTTGCGAATACTTCGAATCATTTTACATTTCTCCTTTATAGTTTATTTTATGAATGGAGCTGGCGGACGGACTTGAACCCCCGACCTGATGCTTACAAAACATCTGCTCTACCAACTGAGCTACGCCAGCAATGGTAACTAATTTGTGATTAGGTTCCTTTGCGTGAAAGACGGCACGCAACAAATAAACCAATTGACATCACTATGGTATCCATCACCGCTGCGACCATATTTTTCGGAATCTTTACTGCAAGGGGGATAGAAAAGAGCAAGCATTCGACAGCTGTTTTAACAACGCCGACGCCAAGTAAAACTGCCACACCGGTTATTGCAATGTTTGACCCACACAAACTCTCATTTTTCTGGTAGGCTTTCCCACAAATGATCCCAATCAGAACATTGCCAAGCATCCAACCAAGTGGAAACCAACCCGAAGAAAGCAAGCTTACGACAGTACACCCCGCACCGCCTACAATCGCGCCGCCAAGCATCCCGAACCTCATACAGCAAACCGCAAGCACTATATACCCAAGGTCAAGCGAAATATGGCCAATGCCAATCGGTATTTTGAGCACCATACTTACGACAACATACAGTGCAATACCAAGTGCAATTTGGCATATCCACATAGTGTTTTTTCTTATAGATTTTTCTTTAGTTGGTTTATTCATCAGTCGATTCTCCTTTCAACTTTTTACTGTCTACATATACCTCTATTGCCCTGTGATGTGCAAACTGCTTAAGAAGTTCGTCAAAAGATAAACCATTCACTTTTGCGTCCACTTTCATTGCAGAAATTTGATCTTTATATTTCTTAACCATGCTCTCTAAAGCGAGAAAATGTTCTTTGTCTTTTGGATAAAAAGCGATATCCTCAATGCAAACTTTGCTGATATCTTTTTCGTGGTAAATCGCTCTCCAACAATTTTTACATGGTTCATCCTCCGGCGATAATGAGAAGTTAATACAATCACCGCAATAGACGGTAACTCCATTCACCTTAATTGGCTTTACCATTAACCATACCTCCCAAAAAATATTCATTGGAATAGTAACTAACTTTTTATTTCCATCTCTGTTAACATTTTAAGAATCCTTCTTTCACAAATTCCTTTGGTGGAAGATGTGTCCACTCTGGTTTACGAATGAACCGAAATTCTCCCGTCCCGTTTTCTATGGAACTAATAAAAGTTCCTGAGATTACAAAATTTACACCTAAAGGCAAAGAATAGTTTGTTGCTCTAACGAAATTATAACTAAGAAAATCATCCCAGTAAGAAAATGCCTTACGCAGAAAATTTGCCGCCCCTTCAATGCTGTCACTCACTAAGTAGCCAGAAGTAAAACTGCCATCCTTTTCATTGCCTCGGTAGTAACTGCAATTGCGAAATTCAAAAGTCATATGTTCACGCCCTTCTTTCCCGTAGTGATTTTTTATTGGAGCTGAAGCCCAGACTTGAACTGGGAACCTGCGCTTTACGAGTGCGCCACTCTACCTTTGAGTTACTTCAGCATATTGCCCCTCCGAAGAGGGGCATGAGGTATTATCAGGCGTTGGAGGTCTTCGTAATGCAGGACAGGCGGCAGGACTCAGTAATGCCGTAGGAGGCAAAGGACTTGTCCATCTCACCGGCACGCAGCGGAGTACCGTCCAGCGCGGGGGTGGCGGTAGAATAATCTACATTGTTCTCATCGAGAACCTCTCGAATGGTCTTCTCAGCGTCTACGAGCAGAGTCTTACGATCCATGTTGTTAGTCAGAGTAATGCTTACCATAATTTTTTCTCCTTTGTTATGTAAATTTATTTTTTAGGGACATAGTTGCGCCCCGCAGCAGTTAGCCACGGGGCTTGATTGTACTGTGCTGTTTACAGCTTACTGGACATCGATGGCAGCCTGAACGGAAGCAACCTCAGCCTCGATCTCGGCGAGAGTAGTACCAAGAGTCTCCTCCAGAGCATTCATCTTCAAGATGATGGCACCGAACTTGTCCTCAGCGTAGGTTTTAGCCTCGGTGGCAGACATGCCAGTGGGAATCATCTCGGTGTAGGTCGCGTAGCCATTCTCGTCGTGAGAAGCGCTTACGAACACAACGCCATTCTTATTGGCGCTGGCAGTCTTAGTGCCAACATCAATGCTGAAAACAGGGTTCTTTTCCTTGTCGCGCAGAACCAGAGCATCGGGACGATACTTCTTAGTCTTACGCAGGGTCTCCAGCTTCAGGCCGGAAGTGAGTACGAGTGCGTCTCCATGGATAGTGATCTTAGTCATAGTTTGACTCCTTTCGCCCATTTTGGGCATTAAAATTATTTATGTATAACCCTGTCTGGGTTTTACAACGAAAGTATGTTCGAGAGCTGGTCAAAAAAATCTTCGCATGCAGGTTCAGGCTCTAAGCAGTAATCATGAAAACGACGATTGATTGGCTCTGCCCCTGGTATATCACAACTCCATAAACCTTCAAGGCTGTGATTATCGAACATGATCGAAACATAATCCGAGCCACATACTGCAACAACCTCACCAGCCTCTCCAATAAAATGGCTTTCATCTAAACCACTGTGTGGATTTTTCTTAACAACAACCACTCTGTCGCCTAATTTGAATTTTGCCATTATCATTCACCTCCAAATAATTTTAGTAATTCTTCCTCGAATGATGGTTGTTCTTCCTTTGGCAAAAGGATAAGTTCATCCTTTGCAATTTCGTCTGCGGTCAGTATATAGCAGTCTGCGGAATATGCAAATGTCCCATCACACCTATTCTGACACGCCAAGCACTCACAATTGTCATAACTGGTTGTTGTGTTCTGACGGAATCCACAGAGATGATTAAAACAGTCCATCATTCTACCTCCTGCATCCAGAACTTGTAGAGACAGTCAGCGCACGACCGATTTGTACAATCCGCGTTTCCATTCCGGTAATTAGCGGAAATGCGTTTGGGGCATATCGCCAAGCACCCGTTTACGAGTTCCGCCTCCGGCCAGTGCTCAAGAAACACGCTCTGCCGTGTCTTGCGCGGATGTGCAGCAGACCATTCCTCGACTATAGCAATCTGAGCCGTAGCGTCCAGCGTTGAATCTTGAATAACTGCACAACCACATAGCTTATCATTGCAAGCATTATAAGCTGGGCACCCAGTACATCTATCACCAAAACTCTTACACATTCTGTTGCGTTCCTCAATAAACTTTATGGCATCCATCACACTTTCCTCCATTTGCACCCGTCACAGGCGCCCTCGTGTGCTTGTTTGTACTTCCCGCAGTATTAGCATAGCTCGTTGATAAGCGCCTTGCGGTCTGACGCCAGCTACATTGAACTTTATCTCCCACAGAAAATTTCATTCAGCATTCCCTCCCAACAATTTAAGAAGTTCGTCCTCAAAGGATTCTATTGGAGCAACTAACCGGATCTCATTTTCAAGAACCCAGCGGCAATTAGGATTATAAGCGTCTAGCTCCCAAGTGGACTCATAGGCATCCTCGAATGAGATGCAAAATTTTGCATTCAATATTCCATTGACATTTTCCGGCTCATCGAAATTAACATCAATAACAGTTCCAACAGCGCCAATTAAATCGTCACACGCATAATCGTCGTGTGCAATATTCTCAACAATTTCTACATTATCGCCTACTGAAAACATCTTCTTACCTCCTTTTCAAAAGTGGGGTTCTTCCCAGTCATGCACCCCTCGACTGCTTACTTGAAAGGAAAGGAGAAACACCATGAACAAGATGGTGTTGGGGGAAGGCTCGGGATTTGAACCCAAACTTTCCATGTAAAGGCGGCTGTTGCACGCTCTAGAAACGCATCGAAACCGCTAAACAGGGACTGTGCAGGCACTATCCCTTGGAAGGCAAACCCTTTGACGCAACATTTAATTCTCACTTACTTGGCGGAGAGGATGGGATTCGAACCCATGGCTCAGACGAGTCACCGGTTTTCAAGACCGGCTCCTTAAACCGCTCGGACACCTCTCCAGGTCTAGCTGGTTTTATCGATTCCCGATTCTCAAACCAGCAAAGCATCTACCCACAAGTTCAATCCGTAGCCATTGGATGAACCATTTTTCGACCCGCAGGGTTAGATGCTTTACCCTGCTTGAACACTTTCGCAGTCCCCTAGCGCCTCACCACAGAGTAAAGACAATGTGGAGAGGTCTGAGCGTTAGGCAAGCTGTGTACACTATTGGCGAATTTATGCCATGCAATTAGCACTCACCCTGCGGAATCGTACCGCACCCTCATAAACCGTACAGTATTAAGAACGGCCATTCCTACCCTCGGTGGTTTATGATTCGAACCTCGCTTTGCTGTACTGATGTAGTAATACGACTCGTGCTATCCAGCAGTTCACACACGAGAAGTGTGGGTTGAAGTTTTTTAATCGACCTTTTCCCATTTAGCCAGCTCTCACTTCTTGGGTTAGCGCGACCCACAAATTGATATTTTGGTTTCGGGTGGACTTGAACCACCGACTCACTGGGCCTCCAGCCGCTCTTCCTACTGAGCTACGAAACCATATTTAATTGGACAGTCTTTCTGAATCTAGTGTGCGCATTGCGCCTTCATCTCTCTCCGCAACTGTCCGGGATGCGTCAAATCCATCCGCGTGGCTGTCCCGGGAACAGCTAATTGGTACGCCATCAGGGATTCGAACCCCGAACTAGCCGGATATAAGCCGGATACTCTGGCCGTTGAGTTAATGGCGCATTTAAGCAGGCAAGCCTTGGCACCTCTAAACGAGGTGCCGCCTGTTGGTTCGATATGTATTGATTTCTTCTTGAAGCTCGTCCATGATGTCGGTAAGGATCTCCACATAGTTTTCATCTTGGCAGTAGCGATAAGCCACATCTTCAAGTTTCGAACCTGTGTACTTCCAGGAATCTGGATTGTTGTATTCCAACAGCCCTTCCGCAATGAACCAGATACATTCTTCAACGGAGTCGAACGACCGGAAACTGCCATCATATTGACGCCAACCTCCGATGTTGTTTTTCTCCTTGAAGTAGGTTGATGTTCCCCATCCGCTCTCCAATCCGAATTTTGCAAGTAAGTACAGCGGGTTTATTCCGTAATACTTCCCTGTTTCGAGGATTGTCCAAGCATATGGGGACAGCCCTTCTCGAAGATTTGTCAGTACATACTCGAATTCTTCCAATGTGTAGTCCGTTTCATCGGTAAAGACTTCGTACCCATACGCCGGAACTACTATCAGAAGCACTAAGAGGATTGCAATGATTTTACGCATTTAATACCTCCTGAATTTTTGCCCTTGCGGGCTGGTCGGGATGACAGGATTTGAACCTGCGACCTCGTACTCCCAAGGCACGCGCTCTACCAAGCTGAGCCACATCCCGATAAAGAAAGAGCCTGCGGTTTTTCTACGCCACAGGCTCTTTCACAGAAAGGGGGCGATGCACATCCCTGCATCTGGGGCTCTTTTTTCGGCTTGCATTTCGCAAGTCGCCTCTCGCACGAGCAGTGCTAAGGTTATCTCGAAAGGAGGTGTGGGGGAATGACGACCCCCGTGGTGCCGCTGGCGGGATTTGAACCCGCACGATGTTTCCATCGAGGGATTTTAAGTCCCTTTCGTCTGCCAATTCCGTCACAGCGGCATTTTAATCATCTCTTCTTACACACTTCCCATCAACAAAGTGATAGTCTCCAGCATATGCACAATCAGCACAATCGTTTGTCTCGTCACCGCCGAGAGGGCAAAGAAGATTCTTTGCATTAAGTTTATATTGCTCGATAAACTCATCAACCGTTAATATGTCATAGTCAGCATATTCCCCGGAATTTATATACCAGTCTAAATCGTCAAACCCATCATACAGCATCAATCCATCTTCCAAGATGCTCAATGAAATGGTGTCGTGATTTGAGCTTCCTATAATTTTAGATCCAATACCCCGGAGAGATTCTCTTGGCATAGTACGGAGTGTCGGGCTAAAAGCCATAGCCACCATTCCGAAGAAAATATTCTGGAATTCTTCAACCGTACTTTTGCGGTTAAAATGCACAAGCAAATTTCTTTCAATTTCCATTTCATCCTCCTATCAGTGCCATTAGTTCATCCTCAAAGATTATTGGTTCCCGTAGGTCGGGGCGAAAAACATCAATGAATTCATCGATAGTATAGACAGGCGCTCTTTCATAGCCGTGCTCCTTATACCAAGACAGAGAGCAATAACCTTCCCATTTGATGGGATCATCATCTGAAACAATAAGAGATATAGTATCATCCTCTCTTCCAGAATCAAGAATATTTCGAGCCACTACGGAATGTATATCGACTGCGAAGAACTTTTTCGTGCCATTTCTATCATAAACTTCTGACATCGCATCGAAGAATTCCGATTCTGTCATCTGTCTATCGAAGTGAACGAGAATTAAGTTACTCTTATTCATTTTACCCTCCTAACAGTTGCATCAGCTCGGCCTCGAATGGCTCAGACTCTTTAATGCCAAGAAGCTCAAGAAACTGATCAAGGTTGATTTCAGTGTAACCTGATATATAATGGCTTCCCTCTGGAGTATGATAAAACGCATTTTTGGCATGTCCAAGATATTCGAAATCACCATTAAACCGCAACCCCACGCTGCCTTCGCAGATTACTTTAATGTAAATATCACTACTAAAGAGAGATCTGTTTATTTTTACACCAGCTAACATTATTTCGTCTATAAGGTTCTCGTCGAGAGCCTCGTGCAAAACCAAAAGATATCTCATCCCAGACCCTCCATGATAATCCGCCTGCAAATCTGATCGACTTCAATTTCGGAATTGCAAGCGTACAGTTTCTCTTTGTCTTTCTTTTTGAGTTTAATGCGGAAGTCCTTGATCATTTCGAGCTTTTTTTCTATGTACTTCTCCTTATCGGAAGTGATTTTTATGACCTTGAAATGCACCTTTAATTGCACCTCCTATGCAGGTAATGATGATTGTTGCCATTAAGACAATCAGCGGAGAAGCCGCAATTAGAATTACATCAGTCATCGGCATACCCCATTTCCTCAAGGTCTTTGCGGGCTTCTTTGGTATCATCAGCACTGAAAAGGAACTTTCCGTCGCCGTACACTTCCACATGCCCTTGAACATATTTCATTGTGATGCTCATCGCAAAGCCTCCTTATTCAAATGTGTAGCCCCATCCCGCAAGATTAAGAAATCCATCGTGAGGATTTTCAAATACATCAAGCTTAACCGGCTGTTGACACAGGAATGTGCCTGCATGATTAACAAATACTCTCTTTTCGAGTGTGCAGAAGTCGCCCTCATCTCCATGCCGTATATCATACGCATACCAGCCATCTGGAACTGTGTTTTTATCTACACGGCAGTTTGTGAAATAGCCTCTTACCTCACGTTCTGTGTCCGGCGCTACTACAAAGGCTTGGTTTTCCTCCAGCGCCTCTTGAAATGTGATCATTTTTTAGTCCTCCCAGTTGTTCACGAACTGCATGGCGTTTTCGAGCATACCCTCCTCGGCAACAACGATATCATCTTCATCAACGCCATTTTCTATGAGGGAACGCACACGAGCCGTTGCTCTTTCGACGAATTCCACCCGTTCCGCCCGGAGGTGGTTATCCTCCGGGTCTGGGTAGATGATGTAGTAGGTGTACATTACGCTTTCATCACCGCCTTAAACATGTAAGGTGTGCGCTCTCCGAGCAGACCACGATAGTCGCTCTCCTTATAGACACCATTCTCCCATTTTTCCTCACGCTGCTTGCGCTCGGCTTCGGTGAGGGGGGTCATATTCAGGCCGTAGCAGAACTTGCTGTTGTTGGCTTCTGCCTTTTCTGCCTTTTCCTTAAGGATAATTTCTGCGTTGCGGGTTCTCTTTTCCATTATGCGTACCTCCATGTGTTCAAAAAATGTGTGTACTTCTCGATGAGATCATCGGGAATGCTTACGAAATCTTCTTCGCCCAGTCCACAGATAAAGACCGTACCGAAGATGATGTCCTTTACTGCTCCGGCTTCATCAGCCATCATCAGGCAGGCTTTGCTGCCATCGAATTTTCCCTCCTCATTGCAGATGAGTGCAACGGGGTCGTCAAACGGGAATATTGCCTCTATGGAGCCTTTTACGATTTCCTGCATAGATTTGAGGCTGCCGTCAATCTCAACGATCTGGGGCTTTCTATGCGGCTCTAACGCAAGAATTTTCACCCTATCACTCCTCCTCTCGGAGATACAGGATTTCTCCGGTACTGTTGTCCGTGAGGGCGTTCAGTCCCTTAATCGGGACAATGACTTTGCAGCCGGCAAGGTTGATGTATGCGGCGTTTACCTTGCCCTCGTCAGATTTCTTGATGAGCATGAGCATCGGCTCACTCAGCACAACCACACAGCCGTGGTAACAAACTGTGATGCCATCGGGAAGAATGTGGATACCGGTCTGTACGAATTCATTGATTGTCATTTTTGCTTACTCCTTTCAGTCGCTGCGCTCAAGGCGCTTTTCGCTTACTCTTTTCTCGCTTATTCGGGCATGGCACTCGCCACGCTCGAGATGTATCAAAAAAGCACCCTTTGTGGGTGCTAATTTTGCATTTGATTTTTACGCCTCAACGACAGTCCAGCTCTTGCCGGAAGCTGCATCGACCACTTTTTCGATTTTTCTTGCGTTAAACACGGATACCGCCCCATCATCAAAAGTGAACGCAACCGCATTTGCGGAGCTGCTGAAGCTGAACCGCTTTACGGTTGAAAATTCTTTTGTCTTTTTAGTACAGTCGGTCAGGACGATACCTTTTGCCATAGGCGCATCAAGTCCTCCAAGGATTGCGCCGTAATCAGTTTTTAGGAACATTTTTGCTCACTCCTCCTAAATGCTTCAGCCAAAAGCGGCGAACATTACGTACACAAATCCCCAGAAGAAAGCCCCTCCGAGGATCACTCCAAGGACGATTTTTACCCAGTCCATCAGGGTAAAATCCTTTGTTGCTTCAAGCATGATTTTTACCTCCATACAGACTATTGCTCCAAACAGGCTTAATAGCATTTTTGCCATCTGGAATGCTTGCTTTCAGCCGCTTTTACGCCTAAACAATTGGCTTAAAAGCGTTGCCCGATACCCGGCACGAGGAGCCATCAAGCATTGGGTACCATAAAGCCCACCTCAATGGCGGGCTTATTCGTTGATTTTACGCGGCAGCTTTTGCGGACTTCTTGCCTTTGCCACCTTTGCCCTTTTTGGGAGCGGGCGCGGGGGTAGCGGCAGCCTCAGCCTTTGCAGCAGCAGCCTTTTCCTCAGCAGCCTTAGCAGCAGCCTCAGCCTTAGCAGCCTTTTCATCGGCATTTTTCTTAGACCATTCATCAGCGGTGAGGCCCTTAATCTCATCGAGCTTTTTCTGGGCATCATCGACTTTCTTCTGGAATTGGGCGATTTTGGCATCGCAGATATCGGAGAGAGCCTTAAACTCTGCCTTTACAGCTTCAGAGGAATTTTTTGCAGCACGAACCTCATAGGCGGATTTGTTGGCTTTTTCCGCTTCGATGTTGGCATTATTCTTGCGAATAGTGCCTACGAGCTTATTCAGGGCACGGAGAAACTCACGCTCATTATCAGTCATAACCTCGGCTTGGTTCATACGGATACCGAGAATGGTTTCAACCTTATTGCGGAAAATGCCCTCGGGTACGGTTGCCCAGACCTTTTGCGCAACAAAATTTTCGTCCATATCGGTGTTCACAGCATTCGCCTGAAATCTCTGAACGACGGTCATCAGATCCTCAATGTCGCGGGGGTGGACGATAATGCGCCTCTGATCCTTTTCTGCTTCACCCCAGTCCAAAATCTGACGCCACAGGTCAAAAACCTTGTTGCGACGCTCTTTCAGACCCTTTTCATGCTCCATGGGATTGGTCATGAAGTCCTTAGACTTGCCATAGCGAACATAGTCGCAGAGTGCCTCATACAGGACAGAAATGCTGTCCTTGTAGATGGCAAACTGACTTTCAGTCACATTGTTCAGAATAGCCGCCTCAGACTTGATTGCACCACGGTTTCCATTGTCATAGGCGCTCAGCAGAGCATCGTGCATCCAGTTAATGCAGTGAACTTTCTTTTCAGTGTTAGCCATAATAATACCTCTTTCATCAAAATGCGTGCTATTGCACATTTTCTTATGCTCGAACACTCATGAGCATACCAATGCCCCCAATGGCAAGCATCAGGGGCACGCCGTATGCTCACGAATAAGCCCTCAGAGGTATTCACGATTAGAGCCATCAGGACAATCATTTTCGCTTGCTCACCGTGTTCGCGGCGCTCAAGCCATTAGCGCAGGTTCGGATCAACTTAATGCCATATGGTCTGCAAGATTGTTCATCAGGTTCCAACCAATCCTACCCATCAAGCCATTCTCAAGCACGAGATTTTTCATTAATAAAGAGGTGGTTTTCTCCACTTTTCGCTTGCTCGCCGTGTTCGCGGCGCTCAAGCCATTTCTCGCCTCAGCATTTCCTCAAGCCGAGTTTAGGTTGTGCAAGCTTAAACCTCTGGGCATTTTCACCATCTGCTCCAGCGACGGCCTCAAGCTTAAACCACTTCCCAGCGGGTTTCATAGGTCACGCGGTTGTGGTGCTTTTGGCTTGTTTTTTGTTTCCCCCGCCGCCCGACGCTTGCTCTCGTTTCGCGGCGGGGCGGGGCGGGGGGCTTTCGTTGTGGGGGCTTGCGCCCCGCACCTACTCTGTATTTGAAACGCACATAACCGACATACTAATTTTGCTATATTTATATAACATTTTCGTTATATATGTCCGCCCCATATACGCGCGGGCGGAAAAATGTCTGCAATCGCTTGCAAGGCGGCAAATTTGCGCCGTATGCGGTTTTTGTGCGCGGCGCGTAAAATTACGATTGAAACAAAAAACCGCCGCAAAACGCATTTACGGCGGCGCGGCGAAAGGCATAAAAAAAGCCCCCCGCAAAAAAGCGGGGGGCGGGGGTAAAATTAGAGGGTAAACGCGGCGCGGGCGGCGGCGAAAATTCTTTCAATCATCTTTTGTTCCGCGTCTGAAAGCGCTTTCATGTTGCGGGCGGCCCCATTGTATGCGGCCCATGCTTTTTCGCGGGGGATTTTACCCTTGCAATAGCTTTCAATCCATTCCAATACGGCGGCACATTCAGCGGCCGTTTCCGTATTGTCGCGCGCTTTCAGATTGACAATATAGATATTGCTATCATCATCATCGGCGGCGGGGGCATAGTCCATTTTAGCGGTTAGGGCGCCGGCATTGATATTACGCCAAACCGCCTTCATGCCCTCTTTCAGTATATCGGCATCGGGGGCGGCGGTGAGCATTGCAACAATGGCATCTTGCACCATATCGCAACAAATACCGCCCGCCATATATGCGGCTATGTTTCCGTCATTCCATGCGGCGGCGGCGGCGCTTTCGCGGTTTGCGCGGGCGGCTTTCGCTATCTTGTTTTCGGCTTTCATGCGTACTTTCGCGCGGCTATCGGCTTTCGCCGCTTTCACGGCGGGGGTGCTGTTTTTGGGGGCGCGAATTGCCTTGCAAGCCTTTTCCGCGGCGGCTTTTGCATTTTGGGCGGCAGCACTCATGCGGCGCACCTTGTACCGCGCGGCTTTCGTGCCATAATGGGCGGCGGCTATCTCCATGCGGCGCACATAGGCGGCGGCGCGGCAAAGCTCATCATAATATTCTTTCATGGTGATTGCGCCGTTACTTTCGGCTTTGCCACCGCGATACAGATATCGCACCGCATACATTGCGGCTTTCAATCCGTAGTAGTAGGGGCGCGCATTGACGGCGGCGGGGGTAACAGTTTCGCGGGCGGTGCTTTCGGTTTTGTTCATGGTCTCTTTCATGGTATTCCTTTCTTTCGTGCCTTTCGCCTTTTGGGGCTGTTTGGCGTTGTGCATGGTTATTTGGTATTCGCCCCCATGCGGGCGGTATTTTGGGCGGGGTATTCCCCATGCCCTATTGTAGCAGTTTCCCGTGCCAATTGCAATACCCAATTTGTGAGTTTGTATATGCCACACATTCACATTTTGGGGTATAGGGGGGTATTTTTCACCGCATACCCCGCCCAAAACGCGCAGCCAGATGTTAGCTGTTCATTCCCGCTCAGTCAATTCATCAATCCCCTCACCCATAGCGAAAAAGCCCAGTTTCAACGCAAAAACAGCCACTATACCAATTAAACCTTACAGAGAAAAATTACCACTTTTCAGTGGCAAACTTCGAAAGATCCCGTTTCACCGATAGAAGGCATAGAAAAGCATGCTCTATTTTCAAAAGGCCATAGACAATGCTTAATTTGGGTGTTATAATATACTCAGAAACTAAGGTTCAAGGAGGTACATATATGGAGAGAATTGCAAAGGTTGAGCTAGAGGAAATCGAAGAGAAGGAGCTTGCGGAGAGTAAGGCAGCTGAGCCTATTAAGGACAAGGAAGACATTCGCCGTATATCGGAGTATCTGGTAGAGCAAGGCCGGTACAGAGATAACATGCTGTTTATTGTAGGGATCAATGTAGGACTGAGAGTTAGCGACCTGATAGAGCTACGGTTCAGCGACTTTATTGATGCCGATGGCAAGTACAAGACAGAGTTTGATGTATTCGAGCATAAGACTCGCAAAAGCCGCAAGAGCCCAAAGAATAGACGGATAGGCATTAACGAAGCAGTGATTTGGGCTATTGATGAATACCTGAACAATGAAGCCCGCAAGGGCCATAAAATAAAACTAAATGAATATTTATTTCCGGCGACCAGGAGTGACACAGAGACTGGGCATATAAACCGGAAAACTGTGGACATGATGATTAAGGGAGTTATTAAGGATTTAGGTATTCAGGTTAAGGCAAGCACACACACCTTACGCAAGACATTCGGGTATCAGATGATGGAAGCAGCTCCGGTTGGTAAAAAGGAAGCTACTCTGTTACTGCTTCAGGAGATTTACGGGCATTCCGACAGCCGTACAACCAGACGGTACATTGGCATTACTCAGGATGATATTACGGATGCGTACCTTGGGTTAAACCTTGGATTAGGCCCAAGACTGCAAAAGTGGTATGAAGGCCACCCCGCCAATGAACAAGGTGATCAAGTGAAATTTATTGATTTTGGTTCAGGGAAAAATGTGATTAACGGATAATAGCCCATATTTTTTGCATTCTAACTGTAAAATTTGCAAACTGGTTGCAAAAAATTTTTAGAAAACCGCTTGATCAATAGGCTTTACGGTGCCTGTCCCTTAAAAGAAAATTATAAAGGCTAACGATTGAACGAAAAATGGGCAAGGGTACATACGCAGAAAGAGGACGCTACCATACCACTTGCCCCCAAGCCCCCATTGTATGTGCATGGTGGACACTGTACGCCAATGGAGGACAGTAATTATTATCTTTCGAGGACAGATGTTTGTCCATGAAATACACTTTTGGAAAGAAGGAATGTTTATTGAAGACAGTTAAGGTCTGCGACTCTATCATGGGTTCAGGCAAGACAAGCGCAGCGATACGGATGATGAACGAGGAAAGGAATAAGCGGTTCATCTTCATTACTCCGTTCCTTGCGGAAGCTGACCGCATCGCAGAGGAATGCGAAAGCAGAGGTTTTACGGTTCCTGTTAAGGTTAAGGGCAGGAAACAGGAATGTCTGCACCAACTGTTGCGGGAAAAGAGGAATGTGTCCACCACTCACGCACTGTTTCTGGACAGTACGGAGGAGACTATCCGACTGATTGAGGAAGGCGGATACACATTAGTTCTCGACGAGGTACTTGAATTGTTCGAGAGCAAGGACATCTCGGAGGACGATGTGAACCTGTTGCAGATTGGCGGAGTAATTGAGATTAAGGAGAACGGTTCTGTTGTCTGGCTGAACGAAGAGTATGATGGTGTGTTTGCGGACTATAAGGAGATGGCACTGACTGGCGAACTTTATTACATCAATGATCGGCTGATGTTTTACTCATATCCTGCTGATGTACTTAAGGCGTTTGAGGAAGTGTATGTGCTAACTTACATGTTCGCCGCTCAAACTCAGCGATACTACTTTGACATGCGCGGTATTGGCTATGAGTACATCGGAACAAAGAAGCTGCCGGACGGGGGGTACATTTTCACCGAACGGGCGGAGGTACCTGAGTACGCTAGACACCTTAAGGAAAAGATACATATTGTAGACAGCGAGAAAATGAATAGTGTAGGTAATGGGAAGTATGCCTTGTCTATGAGATAGTTCCAAGAGAGAGCCGAACCGGAAGCTGTTGAGCAGATTAAAAAGAACCTACTAAATTATTTTCAAGCAATTAGTGGTTCCAAGGCGTCTGACCGCTTGTGGGCAACATACAGCGTTTCCAAGGATAAGTTGCAGGGGCGTTATGGTCAAAGCTTTCTCTCCTTCAACTCTCGTGCGACAAATAGCTACAGAGACAAGACCTGTCTGGCGTATCTAGTAAATGTATTTATGAATCCATTTGAGTACAACTTCTTTACGGCGCAGGGCGTCCAGCCAGACCAAGATGGGTATGCACTGTCTGTTATGACTCAGTGGATCTGGCGGTCGGCTATCCGCGAGGGCAAAGACATTGAGATTTACATACCGTCCAAGCGAATGCGAGACCTGTTGATTGCATGGTGCGATAGACTGGAGAAGGGAGAAATGCGGTAATATGGAGCCTGCTTATAAGATATTGGCCGTTGAGTTTGATGAAACCATCTTCCGGCGAGACCTGAAGACATGGAAGTACGAAGCCAACTTGGAAGTCGTACAGTACATACGGCAAAAAGCCAAAGAGGGCTGGGACATCGTTCTGATAACAAACCGTTTCAATAAGTGGACACTGAATGAGGCAATTAAGCTGTGTGAAAATGTTGATATACGGTTTTCTGAGATCAACGATAACCCATGGTGGGTGTACGCCATTAAGGGACAGCCAAATAAGATTTACTGGAATGAGCTAATTGACCGCTGGGGTTTCCATGAGGGGAAAGGTTGCGAGATTCCCGAAGGATTTGACGAGAACTGGGGGTTGGAAGAAGAGTGAAAGTGTTGATTGCATGTGAGGAAAGTCAGGAGGTTTGTAAGGCTTTCCGGGCAAAAGGTTATGAAGCGTACTCCTGTGATGTACAAGAACCGTCCGGCGGGCACCCAGAGTAGCACATTCTTTGCGATGCGCTTAAGGCTCTTGAGGGGGGAGTAATAACCACCATGGATGGCATTCGGCACTATATTGGTAAGTGGGATTTACTAATAGTTCACCCACCTTGTACATATCTGAGTAACGCTGGCGCTTGCCGGTTATATCCTCAAAAAGGGCAACTTAATTTGGAGCGGTACGCAAAAGGACTGGAAGCAAAGGAGTTCTTCATGAAGTTCTATAATGCCGATTGCGACAGAATTGCCATTGAGAACCCTCTCCCTAGCAAGATTTTCGAGTTACCTCCTCCCTCTCAGGTTATTCAGCCATATCAGTATGATGATGAAGGTAAGCATCCTTATACAAAGAAAACCTTGTTATGGCTTAAGGGGCTCCAACATTTGATTCCAACTACGCCAGAGCGCATACCAGTTGGCCCGTATGTCCCATCCGGCACCGGGCGGAAAGATAGAAGCAAGTACGGGGCTGCTAAGCGTGGAGATGATGCAAAGAACAGGTCAAAGACATTCCCCGGCATCGCAAGAGCAATGGCGGAACAGTAGGGAGGTAATACATGAGACGAAAAATATTAGCAGTTGATTTTGATGACACTTTGTTTTGGACAGATTACTACAGTTATGAATGCGAGCCGAACTGGCCGGTGATCAATTATGTCCGCAAGCGCCAGAAAGAAGGGTGGATCATCATCCTGTGGACTTGTCGGTATAGAGAGGAAGCTGTGGCAGAAGCAGTAGCAAAGTGTGAAGAGTACGGGATTAAACCTGACTATGTAAATGAAAACGCCGCCCAAACAATTGAGCGGTATGGCGACCCAAGAAAAATTTTGTGTGACGAGCTGATTGATGATACGGTTCGGCACACGGTAAAGGAGATTTATAAGAATGTAGGGAATCTATTATGAAAGCAATGACGGTACCTCTCGGAAGATTGGGATGGTGAGTAAGTTTGATGACTATTGGGATATAGTCAAAAAGGACTTCGCTGTACGAGGGATAGCTCCGTACTATTACCGCTACTGGGGCGATGAGAACGAGATGACTGTTGATTTCGGGAGCTGGTCAACATTTATTAAGGTGCGGAAGGAGGAACCGTGATGAACTACTATATTGCTGACACCCACTTTGGGCACCGCAATATCATCAACTTTGATGGTCGCCCTTTCCACGACATTACTGAAATGAAGCTCGCGTTAATTGCTCGCTGGAATAAACGAGTTACCAGCGAGGATACTGTATTCATTCTTGGCGACTTTTGCTGGGGTAAGGCCCCGGAGTGGATAGAACTACTTTCTGCTTTGAACGGCAATAAGGTTCTCATTCGTGGCAACCACGACCTGCGAAATATGCCGGCTGAGCTTCGTCATATGTTTGCCGATGTTAAGGATTACAAGGAGATAAAGGACGGGGATAGACTGGTCATTATGTGCCACTACCCTATCCCCTGCTATAAAAAGGACTATGACCCGAATGTATACATGCTCCACGGGCATGTCCACGAAACGCAGGAGTGGGCTCACACTCACACCATTGTGAGCTTTATGAAAGAATCCAATCCGGAGAAGTACCAAGGTCATGTGTACAATGTGGGGGCCATGATGGATTACATAGACTACACGCCAAGAACTCTGGACGAAATCATTGCCGGAGGAAGCAAATATTATGAATAATTTAGATGTAATGTTTTCGAAAAAAAGCGATATATGGTCTACTCCGCAAGATCTTTTCGACAAACTTGATAACGAATTCCATTTTAATATCGATGTGTGTGCCAATGATTCTAATCATAAATGTTCTAAATATTTTACGGAACAGGATGATGGGCTTTCAAAAGATTGGTATGGCACAGTATAGATGAATCCGCCATATTCTGCTTGCAAGGATTAGATTCGAAAAGCTTTTGAAAGTTCTGCGGGGGGGCAACAGTTGTTGCTCTTGTTCCGGCGAGGACAGATACAAAGTGGTTTCACGAGTATGTACTCCCCTATTCTGGTTTGCCTTTTGTTGGAGAAACCAAAGAATATCCGGTTTCGGTTGAGTTAAGATTTATAAAAGGCCGGTTGAAATTTGGAAACGGGAAAAACAGTGCTCCTTTTCCAAGTGTCATAATAATATTTAAGCCAATAGAAAGGACTACATAAATTATGAAGTACCGAAAGCTCCCTGTTGTAATCGAAGCATTCAAGCTTGGGGCACATCAGCCGCCAAAATGGTTTTTAGACGCCATACGAGATGGTCGTGCGCATATGCATTATGACGAAAAACTGTGGTGCGAGGTAAATACGCTGGAAGGTATTATGGTCGCCACCCAGTGTGAAGACTACATAGTACAAGGTGTAGACGGAGAGCTCTACCCTTGCAAAGCAAATATTTTCGAGAAAACATATGAGGAGGTCTTTGAATGAGTGTAATTTGCGCAAGAAAATACGAAGATAAAATCGTCATGGCAGCAGATTCTATTTTCTGTCACGGTGACATGAAGAGTACCAAAGGTGATATTGTAAAACTCCGCTCTATCAACGGTATGGGTATCGGTGGAACCGGTCTTGCCCAGGAAATCAGCCTGATGTTCCGGTTTGCAGGCACCCATCTTCCCTCTTCTGCTACAGAATCCGGAATGCAGGACTATATCGTTGAATTCTCCAAGTAGAAACATGGGTATGACGGAGATTACAGCGTCTATAATACATATCTGATTACATACAAGGGACATTTGTTCTGTGTTGAAGACTTCCTCGTATATGAGGTTAAGGAGTACGAGTCCATCGGAGCAGGAATGTACTACGGTTTGACTGCTCTGTATCTCGGGCACACACCAAGAGAAGCCGTAAAAGTATCGTGTG